GAACCCGGATTTTCTCTGCGATAAGCATTAACAGCTTTCTGTGATAAACCATCAGTTTTATCTTGTCTGTTGATTTTCTGCCAATCTTCTGTGATAAAGTTACTTAATGTTTTCATAGTGGATTCTTTGATCTAAAAGTTGCTAATGAAATGCCTTGTTTTTTCAACTCATCATCTTTCTGTGCACCGATACTATGAGTTGTTGTATCACCGGTGAGTTCTTTCAAACCTTTTTTTCTAACCGATGTGATTTTCCCGTCTTTACCAAGGAACTCTTTGTTGTGTCCAGACAAAGACATCCCCTGTTCTGTACCTGCATCAATCTCGTTAATAACAGATTCGCTCATCATCTGAACATCCTCTTTCAGTTTAACATGATATCCTTTAGGTGTTTTAACAACATCACCATTTTTGACATGAGCTTCTTTTGCGGCTACATGTCTTAACATAAACACTCTAGGGTTACCATTTTTGTCTGCTAGATAATTGTGTGGTTTTTTTTCTTCTTGATCTTCTTCAGTACTCAAGCTCGGCATAATATTAACTGAACCTGCACTGACTTGTGGCTCTATAACACCAAAACCTCTACCTAATGTCAAAAGATTTTTAGGAACTTTGTCCGACATTGTATTTGTATCCGGAACTCTAGAAGGCTCACCTCTCAGTAGATTCATCGTGTGAATAGCTTCTTCTGGTGTGTCAGCAGATATTGAAATATTAACTTCTTCGTTTAAAAATTGATCAAAGTTTTCATTAACCGTTGACAACAATTTATTATTGACTGAATGATGTGTCACTTTACCCTTCTGACCATATTTACCTGAACCATAATATTCAAGACCTTTATTGGTTGCTGTCTTATGAACTGTTGATGTTGGATGTGGCATTAAAACCTGTTCTTTTTTGTTTATAGTGTTGTTTTGTTTTTTCGCTAATTCTGATGCGATCCAATTATTGGCATGTAACGAATCTGTTGGTTTGGAAACAAATTTCTTAATTTTCTTATGAATGTCCATCAACTCTTTTTCTTTTTTGTTGATGACTTCTTTTGGGGCAGTGTCTTTATCGTGTGAATTATCAAATTCGTGATAATGGTCCCCAAACAACTCTTTATATTTCGGTCTATTTGCTTGAGCACCCTTCCACTTCTCAGCTCTAACATCTTCTGGAACTGTCCTGCCGCCACGGTCACCCCTAGCAATATTTCTTTTCCTAGAAGCTTCATCACTAGTATGAACCATGACCATGGATGTTTCATAACCATGCTTCTCTAACATATCTTTTACTTTTGAAACGTGCTCATGATCTGCGCCAGTTCCATTAACAATCAATCCATTTTTACCATGAATAGCCAATCTTTGTTTTAGCTCTGTCATATTTTTGGCTTTTCCACGAAGAAAGGTTCTTTCCCTTTCTTCCGAATCTGGCATTTTTTTATCTAACTTATGTTTATCCATCAAAAACTCTAAGGCTTTATCTGAATTGATTTCTGTCAATCCATGACCATCTAAAGTTTTGCTTAGGACATAATCTTTCCCAGATCCCGAACCACCAGCTAAAAACACAGCTTTGAAAATAGATTTATCATGAACACCTTCGTCAAGAAAGTTTTCAAATAAAAAATCTAATGGAATATCCAAATGTTTTTTTTCTTTTGTTTTCATCGTTTTTTATGGCTTGAAAGAGAGACGAGACAGATGCAAAAAACATCTAGTTTGGAAGATTTTTGATATATTCTCGTCTCTATAACAAGATTTTATAATGTTATTTATAATTTTTTATTTGTTCAACATAGTCTGAACACACACCAAAAGTCTTAAAATTAACAATTTCTTCTATTTTCCAGTGTAATTCTGGCATAACCATAACACATCTTTTACCTAACGTGTTGTATCCGGGATATGCCCAAAAATCCCCCTTAGAGGTCAATATATACGGTTCTTCTGTAAAATGTGCAAAGAAATTTAGATTGGTGTATTTCGAAACAAAATCTAAAGACTCGAAATCTTTACAATGTACCCACAATCTTCCAGAATATTCTAACAAGAAGTGCAAATCAACTTCATATTGTGGTTCATCGTGTCCCAACATCAAATCACCATTAAACATTCTTAAATCAATCTCAACATCATATCCATGTTTAATTGCATTTAAAATATATTCTGGATGATTTTCTTTTGATGGGTCAGGACCGTTTAAGTTTCCACGATGTGCAATCAATATCATTTTTGCACCTGAAACCAAATCCATTTTTTGTGTAAGTCTTGACAAGGATCTCTGAGATCAGACTTGTAATTTTTGAATCCAATTTTTTTCAGATCGTCTTTAAGATAGTCTTCGTTCTCAATGGAAACATCACACAATCCATTGGTTTCTTCTGCATCATAATTGTTATCATAATAATTAACTGCACCGGTTCTTCCACCAAATCCCATCTGAGCACAAAAGTATCCTCCCGGCTTCAACACTCGGTGTATCTCCTGCATTATTTTAAATCTAACTTCGTGTACACAAATATGTTGCAAACATATTACAGCAAAAACAACATCATAATATTGGTCGTCTACAGGAATATCACTGCCAGTGTTAACATACAAATTGGGTAGTTCTATTCCAGCGTCTTTGATGTTGATCTTTGCCTTTTCAATGTTTGTCTCAGAAATATCCACACCATCAACTCTTGCGAATCTTTTTGCATATCTAATCTGATTTCTTCCCGGACCACAACCATATTCAAGTGCAACTAAGTCTTTTGTTTCAAAACCTTTAAACAAAAATTCATCATAGTCAGTAAAATTTTCATGTTGATGATACCATCCGACAACAGGATTCTTATTCTGTAGTGTCCACTTTGACGCTTCTTTATCATAGTATGATTTTTGCATCGTTAGATATTTTTCTTTACTCATTTCATTTCCTGATATTGTCCCGCAGGAGTATGTTGTATTGTTTTATGTATGTTGAATTCTTTCCAAGATAATCCTATGTTATCAATATACTTAGTTGACAGTACATGGGGGCATAAAAGGTTGGTTTGTAAATATAGCTGATTGATGAAACAAGAAATCTTAGAAAACATAATCATGTTAAACATATTACCAACATGAATCATATCTCCTGTACCTTGTCCCAAATGATTTCTGTGTGCCAAAGTGTAAAAGTAGTTGGGTTGAAATTCTGGTAAGTCTTCATGAAAAATCATATCTGGACGCATACGAATCACCAAATCATAGTACACACCAATTTGAGAAACGTAATCTTCCATCAAAGAAATGCCACGATTCAACTTATAGAACATCGATAAAATATTTTTAGGACGATGTGCAAAGTTTTCATATAATTTGCCCCTATCCTCAAACATCTTATTGTATGTTTCCCAAGACTCTACTGTGATACCTCTAGGATTATATGCTTCTAGAACTTCTTTCTGATCTATCTTTGGAGTCTCTTCATGATAACCTTTTTCGTTTTGTTTGTCTCCGGGAACCCACCAACCTTCTTCATCCCATGTATGAATAAAGATATCTGGATTGTATCGATCAATCACTTTTTCTTTGAAGTTAGGGTAAACATCTTTCCAACATCTAAGATGTCCCGTTAAAACTACAGCCACTTTCATGATTTGTGATTCTCCAAGAAATAATTCAAATCTTCGGGTGTGCCTAGTCCAAACATTTTTTGAATTTCTTTTACACGAATTTTCTTTCCGTCCCCAATCGCCTCGTTGAATGTTGGTGCGACATAGAACTCACCGTTTGTTCTGATATCTTTAGAAATCATTTGCTCTGCATACTTGACATAATCACACCCACGTTTCCAATAATAAATTCCTACAGTTGCATTATCTGAAATGGGATTTTTTTCTGCTACCTCGGATACAAAACCGTCATCTCCAATCTTGGCGAAAGACCACTTTGGATGGGTTGCTTTAAAGGTAACGATACCGCCATCAACACCATCAGCAGTAAAGGCATATAAACATTCATTTGAGTTCCATTCCACGAATTGATCTGAGTTTGCCATCAACAATGGACTGTTATTATCTATGAGTTCTTTGGCAAGTAGTGTTGTTCTTGCCGCACCGTCTGTTACGCCATCGACTTGAATGATGTCGCAACCGGGAGCAATAAGATTCAATAGTTGTTTAAGATTATACTTTTCATAGTGTTCTTTCTGTACTAGAAAAATAAAGTGTGCCTCAACATTAAGATTCTCAACAACAACTTGAATCATCGGTTTACCGTTAACTTCAATCAACGGTTTAGGAAATGTGTATCCTGCTTGAGCAAATCGTGAACCCGCCCCCGCCATAGGAATCAAAACATTCATCTTATTATCTCTCCATGGTATTGATTTTCTTTTGACACCATTTAAAATGTCAATCACTTCATCTATTTTTTCTTCTGTTAAATCTGTTGTGTCTTTAACTGGAACTAGATGTGCTCCAGAGTCTAATGCGCCTTGTCTTCCGATGTGACTATCTTCAATGATCACTGTATTCTTAGGAAGACAATCCATTTTTGTCATTGCTTGCCAATACATTTCTGGATAAGGTTTCGCTCGTGAAACATCCTCGTTACTTACAAAACAATCAACATATTCGATGACACCAATCTTGATCAGTGCAAGTTTCAAAGTTTCTCTAATAGAATTACTTGCGATTGCAATCTTAATGTTATGGGATTTAATTTTTTTGAAGAATGAAATCAACTTTTCATCTTGTGGAAACTCACGAATCAGATCAAAGGTTGCAGTTTGTTTGTCTGCCCAAATCTGATTATGATACTCAACAGGAAGACCTTTTCTTTCAGTCAACATGTTGAGTTTCTTTGTTGTGTTTAATCCATCATACAGAGATAGATGTTCTTCACGACTGATAACATACTCTTCTGATATATTCCACAGAGCATCATTCAATGCGTGGAAGTGTAAGTCTCTAGATTCAATCAGTACACCATCTAAATCCATTATACATAATCTATTTTGCATCTCTGTGCCTTTTGTTGTGCTTTACTATTGCATCACCATTACATTTCATCACATACTTATCACGAACTCTAAGTGACCATTCCACATCTTCTGCTTGTCCGTGTGTCAATTCTTCGTTGAATGGATTATTCATTGCCACATGTTTCTTCACTAGAAAATAACCACCAGAAACGTACATGTGTTTTGTTCTTGACCATTCATCATAAGGTAATGCAGTATATCTAGGAAATATTGGATCGTCCCATGTGACCCAATCAGTGAAGTGTCTTTCTCCAGTGCTCAGAAGTTGTTGATTAGAACATATGTCCCAGTCATCTCCAAATTTTTTATATGAGTTGTACCAATTTTTATCAAACACATAATAATCATGTAGATAAACCAAGTTATCGTACTTTGAATAATTTGCTAGAATATTTTTCTTTCGAGTTATCCAACCGGGTTTTTGATTTTCATTGAAATATATATAGCTGACATAATAACCATCTTCATGCGAATCCATGCCACCGATAACATTGATTTCATAATATGGTATATTTAAAGTATGAATAGAATTCATGACTTCATTCAATCGATTAATATCACTATAGTCTGTCGTTATACAAAAAGAAAAGTTCATTTTACAAGTTTCAAAATATCATCAACAGTGTTACTTATCATGTGATTCATCGTCACATACTCATAAGATTTTTCTAGTTTACTTTGATCTACTGGTTTAAAATTTTTCATGTAATCTAGAAGCTGATCATCTGTATCATAAACAAAACCAAACTCGTTCATCAATCTTCCGCCTGCCATGTTTGTTGCCGCCCATGGAGTTTTGTTTAACATGGACTCTAACAATACGAGACCAAATCCCTCACGATTGGAATGCATGATATACAAATCCGCTTCATTGATTGCAGACATCACCTCTTCACGATCATCTAACATGAGGTTTTTTACAAACCCAGAATCTTCTGGTTTAATATCAAACCGATTGTCATAACCAGTTGTCACAAGAGTAATGTCCGTTCTGCCTACCTTGTTGAAAATATCGACAAGCTCTTTCATGCGTTTGTTGTGCCAATATCCACCACAAGAAAGGAACATGAATTTTGTTTTTATGCCATACTTCTCACGAAATCCCGATGTTCCAACTGAAATCTTAGGATCGATGCCATGACTAATTCTAACAGATTTTTTTCTTAGACCATGATGTGTGACATAACTCCAATCTTCAAATGTTGAACATCCAATATAATCAACATTATCACGAGCATATTTGTAAACAGGACTTTCTGAGGGAATAATCAACATGAACAAAACTGGTGACTGAAGCTTTTTACATTGCATTAGCACATTGTCTTGCCAACCGACATCACCACCATGAACAACAACTAAGTCCCAAGGAAGACCGAAGATTGCAGGATCACTAGTAGCCATAACGCCATTATGCATACCCTTATGTTCACCAGCAAAGACTGCAACTTCATGTCCTCGTCTTAGCGTTTCTTCTGCCATATCACGAACATAGTTCTCCGAACCACCGGGATATGGAGCATATCGATGCACAACATATAAAATTTTAGCCATATTTTTTCTCAATCACTTCACGCCATTCAGGAACTCTATCGTACTGATGAACAACAGTATACTCTATACCTTCAGAAGTTACAACCATATCACCATCTAATTTTGGTAATGGTTCTAATAGGTAAGGTTTGAACTGTTCCAATTTGTTTGGATCAGCAGTAGTTCCTAACTGACATGCCCACCCCTGTTCAGATTTGGTGTACAAACACAGATCAGTATAGGGATGTTGAGTGATGAGAAAGTTGAAAGTTGATTGATCACAAATGGGTATTCTAGCTCCCACACATGCAACAAAAATGTTCATACACAAATCCCGCATGTAGTTTGCACGACCAGCAAGAACGCCTACATTGAATATTTCATTTTCTTTGAAGATGTTATGGATGAACCCACCATATGTGTCTAGAAGATTTTGTTTACCCCATGGTTCGTCTTTATATTTGATACTCTCTGACGAAAAAATTAATGCACGATCACCTAGATTATTTTCAATCCATTCGATTGGATTTTTTTGAAATACAACATCACGAACATCTGTCGTGATCACGTATCTATAGTTTGTGTTTGCAAGAAATGTATAGAGGTGAAGAAATCTTTCCACATGAACCACCATATCGGATTCGAGAAAAAGATTACCGTCTTTATCTTGTTTAAATCCAATAATTTTAAATCCTGCTTCGTTTACTTTTTGACAGGTTTCTCTATCGGCGTTCATCAAAATAAGAACTTTATCGCCTTCAAAACCAGATTGATTGATTGAGTTAATCCAATACTTTAGTTTATCCCAGTCGTAATTGTTGGCACAACCAACAATCAAATCACGTTGTTCCATAATAACTCCAAAAAATTATTTATTTTTTATATATGACTTAAAGCTTTTAAAATTTTGACCCGGTGTGTCTTTCATATATGTTTTCGCTAACTCATCCGTCCCTTCTTGCCCAGCACCAGCTTTTGATAGAATATCTTTAGATTCCATCACACTTTTGTGAAGTTTAGTTCCAGTAACCTTTTGAACGAGATTCCAAGCATCTTTATGTCGATTTTTATTTTTGTGATCTTCGAACTTTTTTTTCTGTTCAGGGGTAGCGGTTTTATGAAATTTTACTAGTTCCATAACACCCATATTACCAACATAAGATGCTTCCTCGATATTTTTTGTTTGTTGATATCGTCTATCATGTTTCTCCACCCAACTGCTAGGAGGGGTGCCCGGTCCATTATAATATGCTAGGGGTCTTTGTGTTTTTCTAGAAACAAAAGCCCATCTACCGTCTATAAGTTTTATCATGTCAGTCTCTGGTTAAGGAAAGTATTTTTTGAATTTGTTTTTCTATCACGGGTCCTCTATTGGGCCATTTGATAATAGGTTGATCTGCGGTTTTCAACAACTTTGTCAGAAACGGCATAATAATTTTTTCAACCTGTTCTAACCGTTCTTTGTACTGTTCTACTGTTTGATCTTTTTCAGCTATTACTGCAGTAAAGTCTTCTTCGGATTCAGTATCAAAATCAAAATCGAATTCTTCATCATATTCTTCCATTATTTTGTCAATATCATATTTCATGGCTATTCCTGCGATTGGATTCTTTGTGTTATTTGTTTTTCAACTTCCATGATAATATTCATAAAATCAAAAATGTGTTTAAGTGTCGTTTGATTTTTCCTATAAAACCTAATAAGTTCGCTTTTCTCTCGATACCTATTGATTTTAGTATCTTGGCGTTTAGCAGAAAGAATTTTTTTGTTCATTTGTGATTCAGCCCATTTAATAAAACTTACAGTATATTTACTGGAATCACTAATTTTTTTATTCTCTTTAACATATTCTATGATTTGTGAAGATATCTTTTCCACAATAGAAATTTTATTGAGAATCAAAGAACTTATAGAATTTAAAATTCTTTCTGCTTCAGATATTTTCTTTTTCAACAATATATTTTCTGTATCATTTAAAAAGCTCTTTTTAGTCAAAAATTCTACTTGAGACCCCAACCTTTCGATTGTTTCCCTAGAACCTTTGGCACCATTTCTGATTATTTTTAAGTGTATGTCTTTCATTATTTTACTATTTATAATATATTATACACGAATACCACTGAACTTGTTGTTAATGTTTCTTTCACGATTACCAAAGGTATTGACTGAATCATAATTGTATTCTTGACCAGAGTCAGATAAGCCTTTCTGAGCAGACATTTCCGCATCGTAAAGCTTCATTTTTGACCTATCAACACCAATGACAAACTTTTTGTTTTTATTGGGATCACCATATCGATTCTTGAGTTGCTTAACCATAATTTGATTCGTCTGTTCAAGCTCTTCAGTTGAAATCAAAGCAAACATGAAGTCGGCAGTGGCTGGCAAACCAAATGATTCTGAAGTATCTTCAAGCCCAACATCTGTATTTGTGAAACCGCTTCTAGTAGTTTGTGTAGCAGAAACAACAGGAACTCCAAATTCAACAGCTAAACCACGAAGCTCTTCCGCAATAGCTTTAATATAAGAGTATGAGTTTACAGAAGCACCCATCTTAATTCGTGATGAACTGCAAATATTCAAATAATCAATAAATATAATTTCTGGAACAAAATTCTTTTTCAAACGCAATTCATTCAAGAGAGAACGAAAGTGTCCGGCATTAGCACTTGCTGTGGGATATTCCTTAATGATCAGTTTGCCTTGTGTTTTACTCTTGAGTGACGAAAATCTCCTTTCGTAATCTTCCTTAGAAATTGTGTGGAGATCATCAATTGGGATATTCAGAAGGTTAGCATCAATCCTCTCAGCAATCTTCTCTTCTGCCATTTCGAGTGTGATATAGAGGACATTATGTCCTTGACTAATACATGAAGCCGCTACATGGCACATAAACAAAGATTTTCCAACACCAGTGTTGTGAGAAGAAATTCCATTAGTGTAATAACGATGATTTTCGTGTTCTACTTGTATATCAACAATAGGAATTTTGTGATTATTTTTTTCAACAATACCGGATTGCCAACCATTATCACACAAATATTTTAATGGTGTTTGTCCCAATATTTGTTGTTCATGAACAATATCTTTAGCAAATTTCCATCCTGCATCAGTCTCAAACAAATGATTTTCATTAACATTAACTTCTCTACCGTCCTGTAGAGTCAATGTGTATTTTTCCCACAACCCCTTATTAACAAAAGTTGAAACTGGGACAAATCCATCAGGGGAATCCACTTCAACTTCATATCCGTTTTCCAAAAGTGTTTTTATTTCAGCAATACATGTTTGCTTTTCAATCCATTTTTCCATTATAAAATTCCATTTCATATAAATAAAAGAGGTTTCAAACTTTTTTCCTAAATCTTATCCTCACTTTTGTTTCTGGATGAACACAACCCGCTAATGCAATATTCAATGTTTTGATTGGTATTCCACCTTTGGTTATTTTGTTGAAGAAATCCAAATCAAAACGAATCTTCTTTTCTTTACGATGATAGAAATCGTATCGAGCATCCGAATCATTCAAATAATCGTGTCCAACATGGGAATCAAAAGAAACACCCAAAGCATCAGCTAGAAGCTCTGGAATTTCTCCTTTACTTTTTTTGTTGGTGTTGTCATCCAGAATCTGAACCGACTCCATGATAGCATTATAAATTGCTTTATCTTGACAAAACTTTTCTGTTTGGTCAGTTAACCATTGAATTTCAGATTTCTCTTCCTTGTTAGAGTTAAGTTCCTTCAATAATTCAATGGAAGAAGAAACTTGTTTTTCAGTTAAGTTTTTTGAATCTGTGATATCAATTACGAGAGCTTCGTGTGTGGGAAGAGTTTTGTATGTATCAACAAAGTTTTCAATTTTTTGAAATAAAACATTCTCCGAACTTTCTGTGAAATAATCTGATTTAATAAACGGTATAACCTTTCTAGTGTATTCTTCATTGTATATCAAATTCTTCAGTATCGTCTTTTCTATCCGACTCATGTTTAGCTTCTTCTTCAATTAAAATTTCAGTTAGTATGTCTCCAATAATTTTAACAAAATTTGAATCGGAATTCAAGGACTCTTCGGTATACTTACCAGAGTCGATGATCCGATATTCAAACTTCACACTTAATGTGTCTTGTATTTCTTGGAGGGACACTGTTCCATAATAGTAAGTGACTCCAGCATACTCATTATTCAATAAACGTATTGCTGTATAGTCACTTTCATCTATGTAAAAAAACTCATAATCTGCATCAAGTTTCGGTCTCTTCGGCTTCTTCCAAAACAGAAGTTTTTCCCATAATGCTACCATAAGCGATTGCATACTTTTTCCTTATATAATCTTTAAAACTTTGATTCGACAAAAGAGGTTCCCAAAATTCAGAATTCAACGTATCAGCTAAACGTTTCTTATCACCAACTTCCCCTGTTTCAATATCAACCTTTGCATACCAACCATTAGTAGGTTTAACAACAAAGTTTCCTTCCAGAGCAATATCCATTAGACCTGAATATTTTTCGATACCACCTTCAAATGAAACTGCAATAGGGATTTTAGATTTTTCTTTTACAAAACGAGATTTCTCAACATTAATGATAAAGTTGTAACCGGTAATTTCTGTTCCAGTCTTTTCTTGCTGACGACCAAGAATATAAATGTTGTCTGCTGAATAATATGATCCAGTACCTCCCCCAACAATATCTTTCGGAAACATTCCAATTTCTTTGTACGTGTGATTGACAACTATCATTGGAATATCTTTCATCGTCAAATGTGGTGTTACCATCCTAAACAAAGATTTAACTTGTTTTGCTCTTGACATATCGGCAACAGATTTACCATCCAACGCATCTTCAACTTCTTTCTTCGATGCTAGGTTACCAATAGAATCTAAAATGATAATAAGTTTGTCCCCCCTTTCGATTTCTTGAAGCTGTTTCATAATATCAAATTTCAACTGTTCAATATCGGTTAATGGAGTATGTAGAACACGATTCATATCGATATCGAATGTTTCAAAATATTTCGTTGGGGTACCGAATTCTGAATCGTAAAACAACATAATGGAATCTGGATATTTTTCCATATAGGATTTTGCCATCAACAAACTAAAAGCTGTCTTGAAGTGCTTTGACGGTCCCGCAAACATGGTTAATCCGGGGGTTAGACCACCATCCAAAGTACCAGATAATGCAACATTCATCATGGGTACAGACGTTGGAACCATATCCTTTTCTGTAAAAAATTTCGATTCTGATAATATAGAACTATCTTTGATAGTAGTATTCTTTTTTAGTTTATCAAGTAATGACATCACAACTCCTGTAATAAATTATATTATACATCAACTGAAAAAGTTTTCAAGTGAATTTACCTTTTCGTGCTTCCAACCAATACAATCCAAAATAACTTTAACTGGATCCAAATACGCTTTGTCAAATTGTTTATCGTAATCCACACAACCATGAATGTTAAACTCTTTTGGTAATCTTCCCGGATAAGAAATGACACTATCCTTTAGTATATTGGGTTGCTTAAGATAGGTGAACTTTAACTTTTCACCTTCCTGTATCAAGGGATATTTTTTTGTCAGATTCAGCTTCTTTAGATAGTTGTTATATAGAATAGCTCCTTTGACATGAATGGGGGTGCCCTTCTTATATACGGTAACCGAATCAGTATATTTCTCTAGACCATTGACCCCTCTAGGAAAAGAAATTTCTTCTGGTGGAAGAGTTTTAAATTCTTCCCGCAATTCTGTTATATATTTTTGAACATCATCTTCCTGACCATTCATAATAATACGAATAGTCTCTTCCATTTTCTGTCTAATAGCAGATGGTGTTGAAGATTTGATCATTTCTAAACCCATCACTTTAAGATGTGGATCTTTGTACTGTACACCTTCATTATTATATACATTAAGTATGTAACGTTTCTTTGCAGTCCAAATTCCTTTATCAGACAAACCTTCACGTTTCATACGCATCTTTTGTTTAAATGCGTGAACATAGTCGGCAAGTTCCTGATAAGACTGTTGGATGTGTGGCAAAATCTTTTCTTCACACACTTTGTCCATAAATTGAATGATCTTTTGCTTATCACTATGATCAGTAAAAAATTTTCTCACGAGTTCATCCAATCTAAGATAAATTGAATCAGTATCCGATGCAACCACATAATCAGATTCCGTTCTCAAAAGATTGTTCATGAACTGATTAATCTTCATTTCAATCCATCTAATCGATAATTGTCCAGAACTAGTAACGGCAAGAGCCTGCCGCAAATCATAAAATCTAAAATACTTGGATCCGAGAGCACCATATGCGGAATTTAAAGAAACTTTTTTGGCGAGCTGAAGGTTGTCGTATCTAGAAATAAGCTTACCTAATTCGTTTTTCTTATGCTCATCGGTCTCATTCTCAAACTGCTGTTTAGCTTCAAGCATTTTATTCTTAAATTTCTTTCTATCATTATACATTTCTTCAAGCATTCTAGGTAAAAAACCCTGACGATCTGTGCGGAAGAATTGTCCATTAGGAGTCAGTGTCACACCCTTCAAATTACTTGTGTCCACCTCTTTGTTCAAAAGCTTATCAACACTTATTCCTTCAGAAATTATATATCTCATTTCTGGAGTATAATCTGAAGGATCTATCAACATTTCAGGTGATAGATTATATTGCATCATCAAGTGTGGATACAGAGAATCTAAATCGAAAGAAGCAACCCAATTATGCATACCCACTTGAGGGTCTTTTACATATGCGCCCTCGAATCTATCATCTTTCTCCCCAACACTTTTTGGTGGAACGATATAGTTCTTAGAAAGCAAATCGTTATAGATGATTGCATCCCACATCCTAGTCTGTGCAAAAATGTCTTCATAATTTGATTTGGTGTCGTAAGACAAGGTTAAACCTAACTCGATCAGTTTTAATTTGTCTTCAAGCCTCACAATCAAGTCAACATCTTTGATGTTGTACTCAATAAACTTTTGATAGTTAAGTTTATATAATTGATGTAAACTGTCATACTCATCATATGATAGTTTTTTTTCTCCAAGTTCAATATGAGCAATGTGATCCAATCTATAAGATTCTCTGGATTTCCCGCCGGGTGCGTACCATCTATAAAGCTCAAGGTAATCCCATGTAGATACGCCAAGAACCTCATAAGCAATATTTTCCTTGTTCATGACATAAACTTTTCGTTCATTAATTAAATTCCAAGGTGAAAGTTTCTTGGAATACTCTTCACCCAAAATTTTATTAAAACGATTAACCAAATATGGAATGTCAAAAAACTTGACGTTCCATCCAGTAATTATGTCGGGATATCGTTCTTGCCAATCAGACAAGAACTTTTTACAAAGTGAATATTCATCTACACATTTGAAATATGTTACTCCCTTATCTCCCTTTTCGAAATCACCACAACCATAAACCAGAGTATCATCATTTGTGTAACGAATAGTAATGGCAGTAATGGGTTCGTTGGCTTCGTATGGATTAGGAAATCCGTTCTCAGATCCAACTTCTATATCCAAAAAAGCAATAGAAATAGTGTCTACATCATGCTCTACGACACCTTTATGTGCTTCAGCAATAAATGCATATTCATAACGGTTCATTCCGTATATCTTAAAATTGTCCACTTCATCATATTTTTTGATGAAATCTCTAGCGTCACGGATCGAATCGAAAGTTTTCTTTTCCAGATAATCTTCATTCAAAGATTTATATTTGCTTTCTTTATTTGAAGGCAAATATAAACTTGGTTTGTATGGAATTTTAAGTTTTATTCTTCGACCATCCTTTACGCCACGGTAAAGGATGTTGTTGCCGACACATATAACATTAGTATAAAAGTTTTTCATTATACCTTAGGTAGTGTTTTTGCAATAGTGATACCAGAACCAAAAACCTGATTGTACTGATTTTCGAGTTCCGTGACTGGTGTGTTGATCATAAGAATGTCTTCATATTTAACACGAAAACCAGTCAAGAATTCACTAGCATACTCTACAAAAGGAGAAAAAGCAACACCACCTTGTGGATTATCTGGTGAGGGTGGTACTGAAACCACCTGCACAGGTTTCTTTATAGTGACAATATTTGTTTTATCGTTCTCTTCAACCTCGCCCATAATTGTGTGATTAGTTTTAAATGTAACTAGTTTAATCATAATTTCACCTCATAGTTTGAATCAAGTATTTCGAGTGTCACCCATTTTTTAGGGAACAGCATCTCACGTCCTTGAAAATCTTTAATGTCATATGTGGGGTCATCCACTAGACCAACAAGTTCGACCATCTTGTCCAGTTCACGATAAAATAAATCATATGAATAAGCCTTCGCCAAATCTAATGACTCTGCGATTTGTTTTGCAATTTTTTGAATGTTCATTTATTTTCCTCTAAAATGAATCCTACACGATCACCACATCTACTTTCATAGAAGTTCTCTTTCCAAATAGGATATATAATCCTTGCATTATGATTGGAAAAATCATCATTATATCTCAAATGTACTTCAATGATATTCTTACCAATACATTCTACATTTAACCAACGATACTTTTGTGTAATTTTAACAAGAAACTCCGGAAGTTTCAATACATCATCACATTTTTGCCATTTAAAAAACCTGTCTAATCTGGTTTGTTTTCTGAAACCTTCAACAGCAAGCACTTGTTTACCATTTTCAAAATCGAAACTTAAATGTCTACCTTTAAAGGTTTCACACCAAAAATACCCATCGGGAACTTTATCATGATCATCAGGTGTCAAGTGTTTTATTGATGCACCATGACCCATCATTCTAAAGTTGACACAAGGTCTAACAATATAATCACCAGCTTTTTTGGGTGCAACACCAGCGGGTCCACAATTGTAGCCTAGTTTTTTGGATAAAATAAGTTTATCATATATCCAGATATCGTCTGGTTTAATAAACTTCCATACGTCAGAGTCGTCCATCATACAAAAGAAGTTAAATTTGGTGGTTGCCAACCTTCAGGTTTTAAAATTTTACCATCATGTCTTTTAATTACTTTGCCCGTCTCAGGATCAATCTTGCAAAGATTTGATTTTGCAACTTCATCCCAAGCACCTTCAACGTTGTAACCCTTAACATAACAATAACCAAGAATAACCCAAATCATATCCATACAAGCGTCAAGTTGTTCAATCTCATCATTCATATGATACGCTGAACAGAATTCTTGAAACTCCTCTTCAATCAATCTAGAATACAACTTGAAGGTTTCTTCTGATGGTTTCTGATCACACGCTTCAATAAATTTAACTACATCATCATACATATTCATTAGTTAATCTCGAAGTGGGGACCATCAATAAACACTCTACGTTTTTGTGAACGTCGAGTATCAACATAAAAATCCATTGCGTCTTGCATGGTGCCATCCCAGTCACGAATGTCTGGTACATTCCATGCGGCACCCCAACGAATTGAAACACCAACTTCGATTGCACCCAACTTCATTGCGTCAGCAATGTCATCATAAAGATTTAATTCCCATGATGCACGTTTACCAATGTATGCCATCAAATCAACAGCATTTCCTGTAAGGTGTTTTGAATTCATTGTTTGACTTGCACCAGATGCTACAAGTTGACGTTGGCGGTCTACAGTACGCATCCCTTCAATTACACCAAAATCTACTTTAGTTACATCAATTGCATAATGAACAACTTCAGCCAATCGTTCATCCACACCTTCAAGATTTTTTAATGATCTACTTGATAGTTTAAAAGCCATTACTTATTCTCTCTTGTTTTATTAATCAAAACGATGCAATTTTCCTCTTCTTTGATTTCAATCACATCACCCACTTCCCACCCCAACTCTTCTTTCATTTCGGGTGGTATCTCAATAATGGCATCACCATTATCACAGATTTCTAGAACTTTTGCATTATACTTTTTGGACATTTATTCCACACTTTTCTAAAAATTTAACACCATCTTCACTACGATATGTGTTTCGATAGTAAACAGAATTGATTCCAGACTGATGAATAACCTTAGCACAATCTAAACATGGTGCATGTGTTACAAATAATGAAGCCCCATCACTTGAGTTGGTAGATTTTGTAATTTTTGCAATACAATTTTGTTCAGCGTGAAGTACCTCTGGTTTAGTTTTTAGTACAGTTCTGTGTATTGCACCTTCAAACCCAGAATACAATTCTACGGTTTCGTCTTCACAGTTATTATCCCACCCAGAAGGCATACCGTTATAACCAATACCAATAATCGTATCATTCTTTACAGCGACACAACCAACCTGAAGCCTTTTTGCTGTTGAAAGTTTTGCATAGACTTCAGCGACTTCCATATGTGCATCAATATATTTTTGTTTCATACGTCAACAAACCTAAGTTGAAAATAATCGGCTCTCAATTCATAATTAACATAACCACGAGGATTGCAAACCACTTTTGTGTTTCCTAATTCATAATTAAAAGTTTCATGTGTGTGACCATGAATCCACAAAACAATTTCTGGACGATCTTCAATAAAAAAGTCGAGACTTGATCTGTATGCACCATTCATCAAGTCATCATTTGAATAACGTGGATGAACAGAAAGATTACTTGGGGCATGGTGTCCAATCACAACAACTTTTTTGTCTTTGTTAGAAGCAAAAACATGTGTTAGATAGTCCATGAAAAACTTGTGATCTTTCACAGCATCTTCGGGTGAAAACTTAGAAACTTCTTCTTTCATTTTCATACCGATTTGAATCATTCTACCAGATTCATCTTTTATCAATTTACCATCATCAGTCTTCTCGTAGATAGGAACTTTTCTATAAACATAGTTGTTCGAATTTTTGATGATAAGAAAATCATTCATCATCCTGCGAACATGATTCATTGTCATAGTGTCTCCACCATTCATGTCAGTCCACAATGTTCCACCGACAAACAAATAATCGTTCAACAGAAAAGTTGACTTTTCTAAGAGGTGTACGTTTTCCAAGTGTGAGAGATTTTCTTTGAGAATTTTTTCACTCGTAGCGAAATCGCCTTGATAATGTTCGTGATTGCCCATGACATATAGTACATGATTAAATTCCTTAGATACTTGTTCAAAAAATTTCAGATATGTGGGATTTTTTTTAAAATCTGAAGCAACGCAGATGTCGCCAGCAAGAACTAGAACATCTGCGTTTTCGGTGTTTTTCAGTTCAAGTGTTCCGAACTCCAAATGGAGATCTGAACAGATTGCTAATTTCATAATATATCTCCAAATCAAATTTCATTATATATTGAAAACCACCGGCTGTCAAGAACATCTACTCATTCAATAATTGTTTACCAGAAACAGTGTTGATGGGAATTTTTTTGGGTAATTTTTCTTGAGGAATAATATTTCTCAAATTTACCGATAGAATTCCATTATAGAGTTCTGCACCAACAACTTCTACAGTATCTGTAACAGTAATTGTTTTATGGAAAGAGCGAGTGGCAATGCCGTGATGTAGATAATTTTTATCTTCCATTTTATCCATTTTACCTTTGATACTTAGAACATTGTTTGCAAGTTCGATATCAATATCATCATCAGAAAAACCAGCAACAGCAAGTTCTACTGTATATTCGTTATCAGTATTCTTTACAATGTTGTGGTGTGGGAATCTAGGACTTTCGTCGATAGCACTGAAGATGTCATCAAAACGATCAAAACCAATCACGTATGGATTGTTCATAATTTTATTGATAAGATTATTAGTCATACTTTTCTCCTTAAAAAGCAAGATTGATAAAAAAGTTACCCATGAGGCGTAACAACCTGCTTACCGAATGCAGGGACACCATATCGTTGTGTCGGTTAAACGTTTCCTAAGGTAGTGGAAATTTGTATTGTTATTTATTTAAAACAACAAAAGCTTCTCGATTGACCAGAAAAGTTCTTAAAGGATTTTCTTCTTTATATACCCTAACAAAAACTTTCCCATCACTCTGTACTGTTTCTTCAAATTTTTCACAGACTACAGTTTCTCCTGTGTAAATATTTTTGAGTTTCACAACTTTCATAATAAAAAACTCCTCTATTCAAATTTATTCTTACCCATGCTATATTTACTCACCAGTTGCCAATCATCTTTCTCTTTATAAGAAATAATTTTAATCTGACTGATTGGAGCAATATTGTTGATCATAATTTGAGAATTTACAATCTCGATCAACTCCCACTCTTCCAAAAGTTTAGCAATAGCATTTCTTCTTTGAATATCATTTTCCGAAATACTAGAAGGTTTACCGTCTAACGCAAACATTTCCTTAAAATGTACCAGATAGTACTTCCCTCTTTTATGCAAAATATGACATGATTGGAACAATGTTTTTTCTTTTCGAGAAGAAACCCCGATACGTGTCAAAGTTTCTCTGACTTTCAAAAAATCATCTTCCTCATTTAATTTTATCTCAATAAATGTCGATAAGTCGATCATCCTATTTCCTCATGCCACCGATATCGGTTTTTTCTCTTATTGTTTTGATATCTTCATCACCAAGTATTCTCAACGCTTCACGAGCTTTCGAATCAGAAAATTTGAAATATGTTTTCAATGTCTCCAAATCGCCACTCTTCTCTGGTTTGATCCACTTAGCGAAAGGTCTTTTCTTAGACCTAACGGTATTTATATAATAGTCAAACTGAAGCTTATTGTCTGTGTGGTGTCTGCGATTCATCTCATTTGCGTACATAACACAATCCAAATGATATGAAAGACTACGATTAACCAAAAAAGGCTTATAATCTTTTTCTGTAAGATCATCTACTATAAGATTTTTCTTCCCGTATAATATTTCTTTCACATAATCAAAGGGAGTCATGACAGCATCCTAATTAAACCCGTTGTATCAATAGTTACCAACAATAGGTAATTAGCCAACATACCAAAAGACTTTCGAGTAAAAGCCGCCCAAGCATATAGTGAACACCCCAAAATCCAAACAGGGTATAAGAAAATTAGAGGGGGATTGGGAACGGTTGCCGCCATCGTTATAGCACACCCAATACTAATTGCCCAAGCAAGCAACTCTATAAAAAAGCGGAATGGATTAGATTTAAAATCATCACGGATCCATTGTAGGGTGGAAATGTAAAGATCATTCATTTAAACTCCACTGAAACCATAAGCTCAGTTAAACACGCAACTGTGTTTATCTCCTGATCCGAAACAAATGCCGACTTGTACGAATATTCGGCTAAAACAACAACAGCCTGTGGAATGCTTTGTGGTTGTAAAAAATCATATAATGAATCGTATAGCTTGCGAAATAACGAAGTAGGATCAACATCATTTGTGGCAACCCATTTTCTTAATGAACCAAAATCCTTATCTTTAAGAAATTTAATAGCATCGTTAATTGCAACATCTTCAATTTGTGAAAGTAGACCAATATCTATTTTACCGAACTTTGAATAACGCTGAAGCTCATTAATAACTCGTCTAAAATCTGGAAAATGTTTCTTGATCAATTCAACAATGACTTTATCATCATATTCTACTTTTTCCACTTTCAGTATATTTTGAATTCTCTTAAAAAACAAACCCGCCATCTTAGACTTTTCATCATTTTTCAAAGTGAAATCAACTACTGCACAACGACTATGAAGAGGTTCGATGATTCTGTTTTTATAATTACAAGTAAAAATAAAAGAACAATTCTTCGCAAATTCTTCAATAGCATTGCGAAGAGCAGGTTGTGTCGAATTTGGATTCAAATAATCTGCTTCATCAATAATGATAACTTTACGTCCACCAGAAAGAGACATAGAAGAAGCATAGGTTTTAATTTTAGTTCTGAATATATCTATACCGGATTCATCTGAACCATTAATAACCATATAATCGCAACCAATTTCTTCACACAAAGCTTTAGCCACTGTTGTCTTACCGACACCGGGACCACCAGACAAAATTAGGTTGGGAACTTCTTTTTCGTTCACATATTCCTGAAAAGACTTTTTCAACCTTTCAGGTAGTATGCAATCATCAATAGTTTTAGGACGATGAGACTCTGTCCACAAAAAGTGTTCCATTCACTTGCTCCATAATATAATTAATTTTTAAGACTTAGTGTAGGTTGATCCTTGCTCCGTTGCAACCCAATACTTCAAATCGATCTTTTTATTTTCAAATTTAGAAACACCGGAAGATGAAATAGAAACACCATAATCACCCGGAATCATCCTCAAAGTCTCAGTCTTAAAAACCATTTTATAAGTATCACCATTACCTTCAGCTATCTCAAGCGAATCTGTATGTGCTGAATCGTTTGATGAGTCAAACGTAACCAAACTAATTTTAGAACCATCAGATTCGACAGAAACTTGAGGTGAACCTAAAATTGCCGCCGCTCTCAGAACCCAATCCATATCAGATTCTTTCAAATCAAAAACTATCTCTGGCTCCTCTAATTTAATATCCCGGTCTGGAGGGACCACAATCATTTCAGGATCACAGAAACGATACTTGATTTTAGATCTGCCACCGTTACCCAATATAACAACGTGCTTATCATCAAAATCAAAAGAGGTATCGTCTTTGTGTAAAGAAATAACTGAAAGAAAATTATTCAGATCGTATAGACCAAAGTCAATAGGAATTTCTTCTTGTACTTTAGCTTCAGCTAAAATCATTTTCATTGGTGAAACTGTTTTGATAACATGCCCTTTCTTCAAGAAAATTCCTTGATTGATACTAGCAAAATTTTTCAAAATGTTAATAGTCTCATTCGATAATTTCATAACAACTCCATAAAAATCATAATATAATAGTTTACTTTATTTTAGACAAAATGTCTTCAATATTTTTTCGTAGATCCTGAAGAGAACCGTCATTTTCAATTTCATAATCTACATCACAACCAACCCAATCCCATTCTGATTGATGAACACCACTTCCTTTCATTATCTGTTCACGATAAAATTCATCAGGTTCTTTCGATAGTATATCATACCAAGCAGGATCTTGTCCTCGTTTGACTCGAATAACAAGCCCTTCATTTTTTTGGATGTAATCTATTTCATTTTTGAATCTAACATCAGTAACAACAACGTCTTTACCTTTTGCACGATTCAACAAGGAGATCACCCAAATGTCTGGATGGAAAACATTCCTACCTGCTTCAGTTCCCATTAACTGTAGAGCTTGTCTTGGAGTGAATTCTTTTTTAAATTGTTCACTCCAAAAAGCATCAGGTTCCTCTCGCCACTTTCTTGAAAGTTCTGTATCACCCTCCAATAATTCACGAGGCCAACCAAAAATAACCGAAGCCGCATCCTTAAGAGGTCTAGCAAAACTATCACGAACGAAACCGTGTTCATAAAAAATTTCTCCAACAGTTCCTTTACCACTAGAAATGAATCCGACAATACCTATCAACATTACAATTTTCCTGTATATTGAGCAATGGCTGGCATGTTTCCACTGAAAGCATATGTTCCAATATGTTGAGTCTTCATCCATGGACACAAGTAGATTTGTCCGCCGATTTTCCTCCACATCTGACAGAACATATAATCTTCGGACAAGTAACGATCCGAACCACCTCCTGTCATGCTATCTGTAGTGTCAATCACAGTATCAAAATAAGCATGAATATAACGTGATCCATCAAAGTTAGCTTGTCCGATATGATCGGGTTTATATTTGATGTTGGGATATGCTTCTGACATCTTCTCAAAAACATCACGCTTAACCATCATGAATCCTGTTCCAATCTCAAGAACTTCTAAAGGTTCTGTAACGGTAAATTTTTGTGTTCCTTTAACTACATTGAAAACATATTCACCAACAAGTTTCTCAAGTTCTCCGGGATCCAAATCGGGATGATTTCTAGCCGCTGAAGCAATACTCTTCCAATTAATAGATTTTTTTGGATAAGGAGCACCAATAACTTCTTTATCTAGAGCTAAGAGTGCTACAACATCTTGAGGATTGTAATGAATATCTGAATCGATAAACAAAAGATGTGTACAATCCGACCTCAAAAATTCATCAACAAGATAATTTCTTGCACGAGTAATCAAAGACTCATTAAAGAGAAAAGAAAACTTTACATCAACACCATATCTAGAAAGAAGACCTTGTAAATCTAAACACGATTTTACATACATACCATGAGTCATTCCCCCATACATAGGGGTAGCAACAAAGACTTTAAAATTTTTCAAGTCATCAACTTTAACTTTTATTTCCATAATTTATCCATTATTAAAAATGTCCACATATCTATTTTATAATAAAAATGTGGACATGTAAATTAAATTTTTCATTATTACCAATTTTAAATATTAAACGTGTTTGTAATCCTTTTTTATTTGTTTAATAATTTTTTTTTGTTTTTTCCTAGCAAGAATAAGACTTGTTTCACCAGCTTTTTCAGTAAAAAATATTCCATTTAAGTGATCGAGTTCATGTTGAAAACATTGTGCAGTAACTCCATCTAGTGTTTTATTAACTATCTGTCCGCTCTCATCATAATATTCAACATCAATAGATTCATACCTAGGAATTTTCATAAACAATCCCGGCGACGATAAACATCCCTCGTTCATTTTTATTTCTTTCCCATGAAAAGTTTTAATTTTAGGATTGATACAAGCCATTTGAAAATCATCAGAACCTATTACAAAAATACGTGATCTAACGCCACATTGATTAGCAGAAAGACCGACACCGGAGAAAGTGACCATCGTTAATTTCATTCTAGAAATTAATTTGGAAACTGCTTCGTTAGGTAACTGACTAACATCAAATTCTGGCATGACCTCTTTTAACAAAGAATAATCTTCAGTGAAAACTGGAAGAGGCTCCATCTTAAAACTTTTAATTACATCTGACGATGTGTCTATAGTTAATACTTCACTCATTTTGCTATCCTAGAAAAATTATTATGTTTCTCGAAACGTATTACCGATCTAAATTTATCCTGCAAGATATCGCCTTTGTGACTAATTACAAAAAGATTAACGTCTTCCAACATGTGAAGAATATTCATCAAATATTCAGTTCCATTATTATCTAAACTAGAATCAAAAACTTCATCAAGAATTAGAAGATTCGTGTTAGTAGAATTTTTCAGTTTAGCTACAGCTCTCCACGTTAATAGCAAAGCCATATCAATACGTTGTTTCTCTCCCTCAGAAAATGACGCATATGTAAATTCATCACGATGTCTTGATTTAATAGATTCTTTAAATGATTCGTCTAAATTAAAGTTTACAAAAAAGTCTAAAGATGAAAGGTATTTATTAACAAGTTTGTTTATGATAGGCAAATATTGTTTTACGATTCTAGTTTTAATTCCATTGTCTTTAAGAAGGATTGATGCAGATTCCAAATATTCTTTTTCCTCGATCAGTCTTTTTTGATTTTCTCTAAGAGAGTTCAACTCGTTTTTAATCTTATCAAGTTTTTTTGTTTCAGAATTTAAATTATTTTCCACATTTTTTAAGTTTTCAATTTCTTCTTTGAGTTTTTTGATGTACTTATTAATTTCATCAATTGTAGCATTTTTAGTTGCCAATTCAACTTGAACACTATTTATCTGGTTCATTACTTGTGTAATGTACTCAAGTTTTTGTTGTTCGTCTTCGAGCTTTTTAGCCAAATCTTTCAAGCCGTGATCACATGCCTTAGATTTTTCAGATAAAGAATCGATTTGCTTTTCTTTAAAATCTTCTTCTATAGTTTGCTTGCATGTTGGGCAAGAATCACTTTCACTAAAAAATTTTAAATCATCTTTAAGCTTTCTCAAATTAGATTTGATTTGAACCTCTAATTGATTCAAACTTTTAATTTTTTTTGAAACTGAATCTTTGTTACTAACAGAAGCTTTTAGGTCTTCAATTTTACCACGAAGCTCATCACACTCCATTAAACCAATTTGCGTTTTACCTTCGTTTTCTTCAATTTCTTTTTGATATTTTTTTATATTATTTTGATTATTCTTTTTCAATTCTTCTATGTGTTTATTTTGTAAAACATAAGACTGATTAGCAAATTCAATCTTGTGTTTATTTTCATTGTACTCTTCTTTGTTTATAGAAACTTTTTCTTTCAACACACCATTCATGGTAGAAAAAATTTGTATGTCTAATAAGTCTTCGATGATAGCTCTACGGTCAGCGGCAGACAATTGCATGAACGGTGTAAATGAAGCTGAACCCAGAATAACAATTTGTGTGAATGATTTGTAGTTAAGCTTTAAAATAATCTTCTCAAGATATTCTTGATAATCTTTAATTGCGGCAGATTGATTTAGCAATTCTTCATTAACGAATATTTCAAAAACATTTGGTTTAATGCCCCTCACAATCTTATAGGATTTGTTTCCGATATCAAATTCAATTTCTACAACACATTCTTTTTGATTAATACTATTAACCAAAGCCGATTTATTGATATTGCGAAAAGCTTTTCCAAATAAACCAAAACATAATGCATCAAGAACTGTACTTTTACCAGCACCATTAGAACCAACAATAAGTGTGTTCTGAGAACGGTTAAGATTTATTTCAGTGAAATAATTCCCCGAACTGATGAAATTTTTGTAACGAATTGTTTTGAAATTAATCATTCTGTAGTTTCTGTATCCAAAGCTTCAACATAAAGTTCACGCATAAGTTTTTTAAGTTTATCTGATTCGACATTTAAAGTCAACCCATCAATGTAATGTGAAAGAATTGTCATCGTATCTTCCGCTTGATCGATTAAGTCACCATCTTCACCTTCATTAAACTCAACTAAGTCTTCAACGATAGAAAGATCCGCAACATCTACTTTATAAAAATTTTCTATAATATTGTCAAACATATATGGGTTACATTTATTCACGACAACAATTTTGATAAAGCAATTTTCAAATTTAGAATAGTCAAAAGATTTCCAATATTCCAAATCTTGAGTCTCATCATCATAGGTTACTTTATGGAAAATTTTATGTGGATTTTCGATAAACTTTACTTTTTTGGTTTTGGTATCGAATAAATGAAAACCTCTTTTGTCATTATAATCAGCCCAAGTCATTTCATACTGGTTACCAAGATATGTAATGTTTCCGCTAGTGGACTTGTGATGGAAATGTCCAGACAAAACTAAATCGAACCGATCAAAAGTTTTTCTGTCCATACCAGACTGACAAACATTACCCCGATCCATCTCAAAACCGGAAATCTCAAAGTGACCAAAAACAATTTTAGATTTGGTTGTTTTCAAAAATTCCATTGAAGCTTCATAATTGCCTGAATTTATCCATGGAACCATTGCAACAGACAATCCATCATATGTGATATCAATAGGATCGATGTAAACATTAATGTTTTCGTATCCATAAAACAATTCGTGCATCGCATTTATTTCATTAGTGTTTCTGTAAAAAACATCATGGTTGCCAACGATGACATCCATCGTTATACCTTCGTTTTTCAGGACATCAAAAAATCTTTTTCTCCACGAATTCAAGGTAACGAAATTAACGAATTTTCTACGATCTACAACATCACCCAAATGACATATGTGTTTAATTTTATTTTTCTTCAAATATGGAAAAAAGGTGTCCTCCCAAAATTTTAAAAAGAATTCATTGAAAATTGTGCTGTCTCCTCTAGCACCCATATGTGTATCATTTATCAGAGCTATCTGCATTGCTGTCATCCTCAATAAACTTTTCCAGACCTTTCTTTTTCTCTTTCTTCGCTTTCTTCGCTTCTTCAAAAGTTTGAATGAATTCTGAAATGTTTTCGTACAATTCAAATTGTCTCATATTACCATTCTCGTCTTCAAACAATTCTCCTTCGTCAAGAATAGCAAACTGCTCAGTTGCTTTATACTTAACATACAATTGTTTTTTTTCTTTGGCAATTCTTCTTAAAAAAGCATAATATATGATTTGAGTGAAATATGCAAATGGATTTTTTGTTTTAGATGGATCAAAATTTCTAAAGTACATAATACAATTTTCAATTCCATCTGATATCATTTCTTCTCTAAACGAATATGAAATGAAATTTGGTTTTCTTGATAAGTGTTCAGCAATCTTTAAAAAACATTCACCGATATAATTAGGTATAGGGGGTTCAATAAGATTTTTCTCTTTAGCTTCCGAACATTTTTCGTGATACGTTACTAGAGAATTTAAAAAATCTCCATTGTTCACATAGTGTTTTGCATTCTTTTTTGTCATGATGCTCCCGTATTTTCAACATAATTATAATAACATATATGATAATAAAAATCAATCATAATAACATTATTACCAGAAATACTATTGACATACCCCCTTGACAAGGTGTACACTCTCGGTGTCAGGGTTGAAATTTAATGTATAGTATTCTTATTAGGAATATTAGAATACAAATAATCTTCTATATCTTCTTCTAAGTATTCTTCATTATCATCATTATCATCAAATAGATCATTTTCATCAATTGGGTTAAGCAACGATTCTTCTATCTGTTTACTAGTTTCCAGAAGATCAATATTAGTTTCATTAACTAATTTTTTGTAATAAGTAATAAAAGATTTTTTGGGTTTAAAGTTAGTGATGACATCACCAACAAAGATGGTTGCTTTATTACTTTCAATCAATTCTAAAGGTAACCAAGGACTCAACATCATTATTGACTTGCCAGAGGCAAGTCTCTTAAACATTAAAGTCATGGGATCAGTCATTATTATTGTAGCAGTGATATCATCTTCACGATATTTTGCTATAACATCTTCACCAGTTTGAAGTCGTAAAATTCTAATATCATCCATTTTTTAACTCCACATTATAAATTTTATATTTAAACTTCTCTTCATCATATATTTTGAGTCTTTCTATGAAGTGTTTAAGTGTCGTGTTGACATATGAACTGCAACGGAAATCGTCTGATATATCATAAAGTACTGCTTCAGTTTTATTATCACCTTTTCTAAGACCCCTACCTATAGATTGTAAGTTTCTAACTCTAGATTTGGATGGTGATGCAAAAACCACATTATGTAAGTTACGAATATTTATACCTGTCCCAAACGTGGCGTAGGAAGCTACAATGATAGCGTCATTCTTTTTTTCAATAATGGCTCGAATAGATTCTCTAACTTCAACATCAGTTCCACCAAAAACAAAAAATACTTCTCTATCACCAGCTTCTTCTTTTATTATTTTGTGTAATACTCTGCCATGTTTTTCCACATAATTGAAAAGTATTAGTGAATTACCTTTCAATGATATTGCTAAATTTTTTATAAAATTGTTTCTTGCTTTATTGTTTATGATATAATCAACTTCGTCTTGATATTTCCATTTTTTTGATCTTGCAAGTTTACAAGTTTGTTCTGGATACTTTAAAACTAAACATTTAATTTTAAATTCAGACAAGTAATTTTTATCAATCAATTCTTTTGTGGTAACCGATTTATAAACTGAACCGAACAATCCCTCAAGAACCAATTTGTGTGTTTGAGTACCATCTAAAGTTCCTGTTAGACCGATCCTATAATTTGAGTCTGTTAGCTGAACCAAAATTTGTGTTAGAGATTTTGCTTTGAATAAGTGACACTCATCACCAAAAACAAAATCAAATTGTTTAAAATATTCTGGTTCTCTGTTGTAAATACTTTGCCAAGTTGTTATGGTTAAAAATTTATCGGTGTTTTTTTCTTTACCTGAATATTGTTTATGGCAATATTTTTCAACGTCATAACCGTATGATTTGAAATCACCATACATCTGTTCTACTAGAGATGTGGACGGGACTACTAAAACGCCTTTTTTTGAACCGTTGGATTGAAGTTGTCTCAAAATGAGATATAATATTAAAGACTTACCGGAAGCGGTAGGAGATAAAATCAGTGCTCTTTTATTTCTGACAGCATGAACAAATGCATTGATTTGATAGTCTCTTGGTTTAAATGGAAGTTTTAATCTGGAAATAAAATCTTCAGCTTCTTTTAATGAAAACTCAGTGGTCAAAGTTAAGTTTGGATGTATTTCTAATTTGTAATTCCTGTCTTCACAAAACTTTTTTATTTGTGGCAAGAGTCCAAAATAAATTGTATAATCTTTAAGAGAAAAAATTCTTAAAAAACCATCCCATATTTTATTTTTATAAGCTGGCATAAAATTATACCCCGGAACTCTAAAAGAGAAATAATGATATAATTCTTGAGCGACACTTTTTTCACAATCTATTTTGATATACGCTTCGTTTTTCTTTGTGAGTTTTAAAACGTCAATCATTTATTATTCTCGCTTTCCATCCTTTGCAGTGTTTTCTTTTTCCTTTAGCTACTCCCATCAGATTAGAAGGATTCAAATTCCTATCAATACACCATTGTTTCCAACCACCCGAAACTATAGTTTTATCTCCATCTGGAGAAGTTACCTCATATGTTGTTTTCCCCCACATAGGATGTTTAGTTTTGTCTTTTAATAATTCTTTTTTATTTTCGCTAATTATCCTTTTAGTCTCATCGGAATGTGGTATTCTATGAAGTCCTTTTTTCCTTAAAATACTTAATTTTTTCTGATGGGCTATTTCTTTTTCAGTTTTACCCTTTTCTCTCAATCTTTTCCTTAGAGCTTCGTTTCCCAATTTTGATCCTTTACGTGCCCACAAAATAAATTCATCTTTGTGCAACTCGGCGTGTTCTTCTGGAGTTAAGAGTTTTAAGTTTGAAGGATGATTATTTTCTCTGTTACCATCAATGTGATGAACATCCATTCCCTTCATTTCATCGTCAGTATATCCATAATGTTCTTGACAAATTTTTCTATAATTTAAATTTACTTTTTTAGCCATAAAACACCTCCTTATGGCATATTTATAAATTATGAACATTTAACTTTTTACATTAAGCACCTTGTATAAATCTCTCATATTCTATAAAAGATTTGAGTTGGAATGTGCGACTATGTAATTCTTTTAATATGAATTCACATACAGTAACACTTTCTTGATACATAGCTTTTTGAGCTAACAATTTATTCAAATCTTTATCACCTTCAATATATGTAGACACGTCAGATTTAAGAACATAAGGAAATGGTTCCCATCCATTTTGTTCTAAATCTTCTTTAGACATTTTACCAGTATAATACTGCCACTTAAGTTTTTTCAATTCAGAATATTTGAATTCTATACTCCTTACCAATTGTCTATAATAAGACATAAAGGAAAGGTATTTACTGTGTAGTTTTGGTATTTTTAAGAGTTCTCGTCCGGGTTCAGTTCTGTCGATTTCAGAATCATTTTCCCATTCTAATAATATTTCATCAATTTTTTTCATAAACAATAACCTCCTAAGAGGATTATAACATAATTAATTTAATCTTTCAATATCATAATATGCGTATCGAAAAGTTGCATCCGCTGTTACTATATTGTCAGGTGACTCTTGTGAAGACATAACAAATGCCGAAACAGATAACGGAAAACAATCATAAAACTTGAATCTAACTACCGGTGTATTTGCGGAAGATAAAAAAGTTAATGTTGCATCAGAATATTGTGGTCTATCAACATTACCAGTATACTTAGACAACCTAGCCAAATCTTGATATTCTTGAAATTCTTTTGGAAAGGTCAAAGCTCTAACCCAATCATGTATTTCTAACCAAGATTTCATTTCTTCATCAACAATAAAGGTGACGTTTAATACATCGTAAATAGCTTTTTCGCCCGGATGATATAAATCTACAAATGGTGTTTGTCTAGGTATTTCATTTAAAGCTATACCCGGAACACTAAGAGCTTGACAAAAATATTGTAAACTTGGGGATCTCGAAAAGCTCAACTGATACTTGTTCGGTTGAAGAAAATTCGGATTGGTTGGTATTTTATCTAGTATGCTCATGTCTTTATTTATATAAAAAAAGGGAGAACTTTCGTCCTCCCTCTAAAATATCACTCTTAACGGTGATTTTTTTGTTTACATTATGTTAGCTATTTTCATGGCTCTGTAGTAAACGTTGCTCATTGGATTCAATGCGCCTTGACCTTGAGCTGTACCTTCAGCAAATGGGTTAGCAACTAGACCGTAACGAGTCTTGAAGCCAATCTTTGGTTGGAAGGTATTTGTGTCAACTGCACGAACCATTTGCAGAGGAACGTATGGGCAGTAGAACAAACCAGCGTCATAAGCATTTGAACCTTTGAAGCCAATAACTGCAAACTCTGAAGTTGAAGTTGTTGGGAAGTATGGGTCGATATAGACCTTCAGACGACCAAACATTGTACCAGCAAAAGTATTACCGGTGTCATCAACTTGCAGATTAACTTGGCTTTGCAAAGCTGAGTTATAGTCAAGAATACCAGCCATTGCAAAAGCAGACGCTACATCTGAAGAACAGATGATAACGTTACCCTTACCACGACGAGTTGTCTTGGCGATAGTATTAGCTTCACGCTCCAACTGATATGCCAAACCTTTGATCTTCTCGACCATCCAGCGACCATTCGAATCGGTATCCAAGTCAAAAGTACCAGCAGTTGTAGTACCTGTTTGAGCACCAACCTTAGCGGTTAGATAGATTGTGCGAAGAACTTCACGGTTGATTTCGGCAAGAATTTCTGAAGAAAGAATGTTAGCCAATTCTGTTTCAGCGTCAAGACCATGAACAGCTTTCAAGTCTTGAGCCAATTCGATTGAGTACTCAGCTTTCAGAGCACGTGTCTTAGCAACAACGTTAACTTTCTCGATAGAGAATCCCATTTCTTCAGGTGTCAAACCTTCAGCGGTAGCTGTTGGCATACCTGTACCTGTTGTCATGTTTGAAGCGAAAACGTTACCGTTACCCAAAGCTGTATTAGCAGCAAGAGAAAACGCACCGTGTGTGTTTGCACCAGCATACTGAGTGTTAGCTTCGTTATAGAATGCTTCAACTGCATTATTATTAATGTCACGGTTTGTGCCGTATGTTGAACGCATTGCAAAGATCAAACCTGAAGGACCCGTCATTGGTTGAACACCACAAACGTCATAAGCGATCAAGTTTGGAAGTGAACGGCGAACCAACGAAATTAGAATTGGATCGAAACCAGCGACTGGACCTGTTGCAGTAGCACCAGCAGTGAAACCACCGGTACCAGCCGAGTTAGCTGGAGATGATTCGTTAAGAATACCAGCTTCCTTCAACATAGACTGTTGTTGGTTTTCCAAAACCAAAGCTGTAATAGCTTTGCGATATGGATCTTTAATTTCTGGCAAATCCGTGTGTTCGAGAACTGGTTGCCATTTTTTTTGTAAATTTTCTGACAAATACATAAATGTCTCCTTTTAGATTACTTTTTTAAATTTTAGTTTTTGTAATAGCTTGCATAACAGATTGAACATATGGGTCTGATGAGACACTCTTTTGTTCATCGTTTTCTTCCACCTGTTCACGAAGTTGACGAGCATCCGCTTTTTTTGTTTCCGATGGGAAATAATTTTCACGAATTGTTTCAAGCTTTTCTCTATAATCTTCCTCTGTGGAATAATCTACACCCTCTGCGAGTGATTTGATTTTTTCAGCTTGAGTTGCAGTCAACCCTTCAGTGATTTGATGGGCGATTTCTAATTTAACAGCCTCGACTAATGCTCTTTTGATTTCGATGCCATATTCAATTTCTTCATTTAACTTGGATTCGAGTTCTTCCACTTTTGTAGCTAACTCTTCAACCAAATCGGTTTTTTCTTCTGGAACATCGATATAATGTTCAGCAAATAGATTTCTCAAACCGACAATAAACTCTTCGGTCAGTTCAGAACGCAAACCAGATTCTACAGCGATTTCGTTTTCACTAATCCACTGTTCAACAACATATGACAGATAGTCGTTTACTTTTTCTGTTAAATCTTGTTGAATAGAATCAACAGCTTCTTCTAACATAGAAGCATATTCAGATTCCATTTGTTCTTGAATTTGAGAAAGTTTATCGTAAACACGAGCTTCGAAAATGGTTGTAACTTTTGAACGGAATTCTTCAGAAATTTGTTCATCTCCAAACATAGCGTTGATGTCTTCTGAAAGATCTAAACCCTGTTGTTCTTGCTCATCTTCAGCAATATAGTTTTCGTCGTCAGAATCAACATCTTCACCGTGCATGGTTTTCTTACCTTTACCAAGCATTTCTTGCTTGTCTGGTGAAGCAGCAGATGGCTTTGTTGAAATTGATTGTTTATTTTTTGCTGAAGTATCAGGAGCTTTATCTGATGCTTTAATTCTTTCAGAATGATTCATGGGAGCAGCATTTTGATATGTTGGTCCACCCAAATCCTGAACTTCACCATCCAATTTTTCTGGAGGCATTGCTGGAGCCGCCGAATGACTCTTAGAAAGAATGTCGGAAGCAGCTTCAAATAATTTGTTTGTTGCCATTAGGAATCTCCTTTTGTATTATCTTATTTATAAAATTAAAGTTTTGATAAAAAGTTTTCGAACAATTTGTATGCAACTGTTTCAATTTCCTTTTTACTCGCTTGTCTTATTTGTTTTTTAGCATTGTCGATATCAATTTCAACAAACCGACCTTCGACAAATAACCATTCTTTGTTTTCCATAATACCGTTAACGAACGCTCCGGGTGCTGAAGGGTCAGCAACAATGTCTGCAGCAGTTGCAAGTTTGAAATCGTCTTGTACCAAATTGATACCTTCATTGTTAGGTTTTAAAGAACCCATGCCTCTAGAAGAAACACCCAAACTGACACCAGAATCCATAAAATTTTTAACGATATTTCCGTATGGCGTTTCAAGAATTTTTGCTTTACCTATGAAACATTCACCATCATCTTTTAATTCAGTAATAACATGTGATACACGCTCTAAATTAATTGTTGGGGTATCTGGGTGTCCAAGTTCACCTAACGCTCTTTTTGTTTGAACATATTGTTCATTGTATCTATTGACTTCTCTTTCCAAAACCGGTTTAGAATACATTCTTCCATTTCTATTAGGACGATCATAAACTAAAAAAGGTCCAGTTATATACAATGACTTTTTACCGTCTTCAGTTGCTTCAACCAAATACTGTACGTCTTCGGTGGTTTCTGTAATTAATTTCATAGTTGATCCAAATCTGTTGTGTAAACTGCGGTTTTAGAAACTTCGATGAAACATGTTCCGCCTGTCGCAATAGTAACCGTGATATCTGATGTAGCATTATTCGCAATAGAATGTCCAAAATCATCCAACCTCATTTCACCACTTCCATACAACGTTGCAACCGTGTCAGAATCTCTAGAAATTTCAATACTTCCACCCGTGGACCAAGCAACACGTTTTATTTGTGCGTTCGAAATAGTTTCTATTGATGTGTTCGTTGAAAGTTCTGAAAGTGCAATATTGTTTGTGCTTGCACCTTCACATCTAATAATAGAAGATCCTCTTCTAGTGTTTGTTACTTCGTATGCCATATTATCTTATTCCCATAGATGCACGTCTACGCATAGACATGGTTCTTTTTATTTTTCTTCTCTGCAATGATGCACGACCTTTAGCTTTCCAATATCTTTTTAATTTTCTTGCTTTATTGATTCTTTGAACTGCGGTAATCCGTTTCATCCCGCTTCCGGAAATTCTGAATCCCGCTACATTAGATCTTCGTCTATTAGTTTGTACTACTATTCTTCCTTGTTTATTTCTTCGTATTCTTCTTCGTATTCTATTAACTCGACCCATACGAATAATATTTGTTGTTTTTCTCGCAACAGCTTCATTAAGAACCTCATCATCAGGCTCATAAACCATTTCGGAAACATATTTTTTATACTGTTGCAATTTTCTTTCTAAAATTGTATTTAGATTATCAACAATATGGTTTTTTGCTTCAGACAATTTGTTTGTCGCAATTAAATTTATTATTTTCATTTTATGTTTTTAAAAGCGAAATCTGTTGCTTTAGAAAAATGTTCTGGAGATTCTTCTAACATATTAGAAAACTTCTTTTTATTTTCTTCGTTCAAATTACCGTAAACATTAGTAATTGCAAAAGCAGTTAAATGATCAATTTTTTTTGTGTGACCAGAATTAAACTCTATCATCATAGATTTTTTATCTTGAACAATTTGATTCAGTTTATCCAACACATTTTCTTTCAAATCAACAGATTCCGCTTGAATTACACCAGAAATTTTTCCTTTATCTTCATAAGGAACAGTGAAGTTTGTTTTTAGTTTGTCGCTCCAATATAAAGCTACTCTTGTATCATTTGGATATTGTCTAATAGCTTTTCTTTTTAATACCAAAGTAAATGGAGGCATTCCTCGGTATGGTGCTTTATTGGAAGATTCATAAATTTCATAATCTTCTTTAACTTGTTTGTTTCTTTCTTTTGATTTTTTTTCTTTAGTGTGATCTTTCTTTTGATTATATTTGTCTGCTTGTTCTTTTTCTTTTTCTAGTTCTCTTTCTGTTTCTTTATCTCTTTTTTCTTGCCTTTCTAATTCCAATTCATCGTCAACAATGTTAGGATCGTCTGAAATTCTAAATCTTCGTGCACGAATTTTCCTACCCGAAGGTGAAAGTTTAAAATCTGACGAGTAAATAACACTTTCTTCTAAACCTTCTTTAACTGCAGAAATTTCACTCGAAGGTGGATCGTCAGAAAGTTTCAATCTTCGTGCACGAACTTTTCTACCTGAAGCAGAAAGTTTGTAATCAGAAGAATATTGAATACCTTCATCCAGTGTTTCTAAAAATTCGTTTTTGAAGTTTTTTAAAGATTTCATTTTAAATCCATTTATTCAGTGTCTTCGGTTGCTTCCACTGTCCCAAACAATGTTGCTGAAATATCTCTTTTTTTATCTTCAAGGGCTTCAAAAGCTCTAGCTGCCAGCTCATCTTCCAAAAAAGATTTAGCTTCAGTATTTTCACCTTTAGCAATAGCATTAATAAAATTTTTAATTTGATCCATGTGTAACTCCTTACTATATTTTTATTTATATATTATGTATACTTCTGAATATTGCTATCTAAATCTGGTGTTGCAGACTCTGTTTGATCATTCGAGTTGCGAGAATTGTCTTGAGGTTGTTGAGACTGATTCATTTGCTGTTCCTCTTCTGATGGTTCTTCAGATTCCATTTCTTTGACCATTTCTTCTATTTGTTCGTCTGTCAACATCAAAATATTTTTCTTCACCCATGTTTCCGAAAAATATCTTCCCACAAAAGGATCTACTTGAGCTAAAGTGGCAAGCCTTTCTCTTAAAAGTTCAGCTTCTCTAAGTTCGGTAAAATTATTATCTCTTTTAAAATCGTAAGAAATATATTCTTTAAATTCGTCCCACTCTTCCTCGGTACAAATACCTTTTAATACCAATTGAATTTTCAATGCATCATCAAAAATTTGAGAAAATCTATTTCTGATTTTTTGAATGAATTTATTGAATTTAAGTTCATCTCTAGTAACTTCAGTTGATCTTCCAATACCTACTAAACCACCGCCTTGTGGGTCTAGTCTAGAATATGGAACATTCATAGATTGAAGAAGCTTTTTTTGGAAGTATAAAACATCATCCATTTCACCTAAGTTCTGACCAGCGGGTAGCGTTGTAATTTCAGTACCTTTACCACCCTCTCTCCGAGGCAACCAGAAATCTTCAAGCATCGACATATGTTTACGATCATCACGAAGTTCGCCAGTGTTGGCATCGTAAACCATTTTGTTTTTATATTTAATCATGATGTCACGCAGATACTGTTCCGCTTTACCTTTAGGTAAGTTACCAACATCAATATAAAAAATTCTTCTTTCTGGTGCTCTCGATAGTCTGTAGATAACTACAGCATCTTCAACCATACGAAGTTGATTTAGCGGCTTGATTGCTTTATGTAAATATGAAATAACGAATGTACTTTTGGCATCCATTAATCCTGAATTTACGTTAATAACAGATTCTGCCGCAACCTTTAGCCCCTGATTTGTTCCTGAAGTATAAGTTTGAGTAGTTGTTCCTTTATCGTTGAAAACATAATACTCAGCAATAGAAACAATTATTTGTGCTCCAGTTTTTGGGTCACGATCTTTTTTGATTTCACGCACTTTACGTATTTTTCTTGGATCGACATAACGAAGTTCTTGAATTCCTTGTTTTGGATTGTTTTCGTTTACGACAACATGATAATATAATCTACCATCAATATACCATCGTCTAAAAATGTCATCAGAAAGATTTTGAAAATTCATTAAACGAAGAATATTCTGGAACTCTTCATTAATTTTCTTCTTGATACTATCTGGTTGTTTCAATTCGTCTAAAACGATATCTACAGTTTTTCCCGAAGGATCGCTCGTGATTGCTTCGTCAACAATCTCTGTAACGGCATTATCACATTCCGGGTGATTAGCCATTTCACGATAACGAGTAATCAATTCTAAGTCATTACGAGCAGCCCCCTCCAGATCAACATATGTTCCGTAGTGAGCATTTTGTGTAATAGTTACAGCACCATCATCAAGTGCTTCTGTTGGGAGCGCAAAAGATCGTTGTTCAGGTTTTTCTTCCCGAACAATGTCTTTAGCTCCTAGTGTGAATCCAAATAGTTTTACAGCCACTCAATTTTCCTTTTAATCATTATGAAGATAGGAGAGGGAATCAATCCCTCTCTCTACTTATGCTACGTTGTCCTCAACGGACTCCCACCATTGGTATGAGAAGGTTACTGTAAATTCTTCAATAACATCGTTAGAACCCCAATCAACATCAATAGGTGACACGTCTGTTGGAAACATTCCAATAAACTTATACTTCTTAATAGTGTCACCAGCTTTTGCAAACTGTCTAACTTCTGAATCTACTGTGTAACCAAGAGGAGTTTGTGCAGCTTCTGTTCTCAAGTTACCTGCATGGGAATTGATCCCATTCAGCCACCTTTCAAAAGCGTTACGAACCACAAAATCCTCATCGTTCAAAACAGAAACCGTCCAATCAACAAAGGTACGATTACCAGCAAATTTCAATTCACGTCCAAAATATTGAACGGGAACGATACCTACTGTGGCACCCGGTAACTGAGCGGTTTTGCACATGAACGTCATTTTTGTTTGTGCGTTTCCCGGAGCAGCAAAGGCAGGGAAAGGCATAGTGACCTCGAACAAATTTGGACGAGCACCATCTCCCTGCATTTGAGAGCGGAATTCATTTACTGAAAAAGCCATTTTAGTGTTTCTCCTATCTTTTTATTATTTATGTGTCTAAACGGATACATTTCCATTTTTTATAATGATTCAATTTTCCTTGGGAAACCGAACACATATTACCAACATGGAGATTATTTTCTTTGCAGAATTTTTTTAATCCTTTAATGACAAATTTTTTTCCTTCGGGGTTTGTTATCATATACGTTTTTCTTTGTTTTTCTCGCACCAATCCTGTTTGTGCTTTTCTATTATTTTCAATAAACGTTTCCGACATTTTTTTACCTTTATTCCACGCAGCAGTTCCTTTTTTTGATTCACTAATTTTTTTTCTAGTTTCCAGAGATGGTTTCCAACCAAGAGTTGCTTCACCACCCAAAGTCATGTTGTATCCAAAACCGTTTTCAAAAAAAGAATTTTCTCTTAATATAAAAAATTTTTCCATTTCATTTTTTGCGTGGAATAAATCTTTAGATTGATAAAGTATTTCCCACTTGAAATTTTCCAATCCATGTTTTCTAATTGCATTATGGAATAAAAGATTTGAACCTCGTTTCACAGCAGCTTTGTGGGCCGAAATTCTATGTGACCAGTTTAAATCTATTCCAATATAACATTTATTGTTTTTTATATTTGTTGCCTTATAAATTGTGTATATTTTTATCATAAATACTCCCGTTTTATTGAGAGTATTTATGATTATTAGAACTTACCTACTACCTACTTAAAATTGTCCCACCACTTCCTGAAAGGTTACGCCTGTGCGTACAGCCACGAAATTGAGTTGGATAAAGTTAATTGAACGTGCAGGTTTAATGTATATGTCACCGACAAATTCATTACGGTCAATAACTTCTGGTGTGTTATTTGTAGTATCACAAACAACACGGAAGTCAAAAATACCACGACGACCTTGCACGTCACGTAAGAACGGTTCTACCAAGTTAACGAACTGAGCACGAGTAAACTCGTCGTTAAATTCGAATAATGTTGTTCTTGCGGCACGAGCAACAGATTTTTCTAAAACTATAAACAATCTACGAACATTGATTCTGTCGAATGCGCTTGGTCTTGACAATAAAGTCTTATCACCATAAAGAACTGTTCCTTCACCGGGAAAAGTAACTACTGGATTTATTCCAAGTTTATATAAAGAATCTCTATCATCTTTTGATGGATTGTATGCAAGCTTAACAACATTCTTAATTGCTCCACGATTAAATCCTGCTGGAGAGAACCAAGGATCACGCTCATTATCTGTTCTAGCAGTTAAACCAGCAATATCACCATTCAAAGGAACCCAACGGTAAACGTCATTATATTTATCATATTGATATTTGTATCCACTATCCATAATTACATAAGACGAAGATTCAAAAGAATTTCTTGTAGAAATGATAGAATTTGCTTCGGAACCGTAGTTATCAACAACATCAGTTTGTTTGGGTGAAACGAAAACCAAACAATCTTTTCTCGATTCAGCCAAATTTTTAAGATAGTTTGGAACAGTTTCATCTGTAGCGGGTCCCGCCATTAACAATGAAACATCTACAGAATCTGCATTTTCAAAGAACCCATAAGCTCTGACAAGATCACCGGTTGCCGGTGTCACATCAACCCCACCGGCAAGGTTGAAGGTATCAGCGGCAGTTAAAAGCTCGAAATCTGTTCCAGAAGCTTCTGAACCCCAATTCGTACCTTCATCGTTATGTTTAGTCCACCAAACATAGCGTGAACGACTGTTGATAACATCTTTATAGTAATTAGATGTACCGTCTGAGTTCTTTGCATCAGAAGCTTTTGAAACATAACCAAATCTTTCTAAAACTGTATTAGCTGTTCCAGTAATTTCTCCGGTTCTATCAACCACAACAATATGCAATTCATCATCACTTCCCAGTTTTGTTTCCACATATTCAGAAGTTTCTGGAGCAGAATCGAAGAATCCCGAATATGTCCATGTAGAATGTGTATTAGAATCTGAAATAGAAACCGTCAGAGCATTGCCTAAAGCTCCGGGATACTTTGCAACAAAGTCATCGCTTCCAGTTCCTCCAGAGTAGTTCTGTTCATAATCAATTTGATTTTTAATTTGAACACCATTACCTGAAGTTGTGGAGTTTAATGCAGTATTACTAACAGCTCTTACTACCCTTAAATTGCTACCATACGACAAAAAGTTAGCCGCTGTAAAAAAGTGTTGGAACGTGTTACTATTTGGTTTACCGAAAACTTCTGCTAAACGGATTTCATTTGGAACACTGACGATTTCCTCAACTGGTCCCCACGCAAAATGTCCGGCTAAACCACCAATCGTAGTTGCAACGGAAGGAACAACCGTTGTCAAGTCTACTTCGGAGACGTTAACTCCGGGTGACAATTGAAAAGCCATATTATTTTCTCCTTAATTTATTCATTACCATGAAATTTATCTCATTTTTATCATTTATTTAGGAATTTTAAGATTTGTCAATACATAGGGAATTCTTTTGGTAGTTCTGCTAATTTCCAAATATCCTCACCTTCTTTGAATGTATCTTGCTTATATACTTCTTCATCCAAAAAACCAATTGGTGACATGTCTTCTTCCAAACGCATATCCATTTCTTTAAGCATTCTTTCTCTGACATCAGAGTCTGTTAGCTCTTTAAAATAACTCTGTGCAGTCAACCAAGCAAAGAAAACTAGTGTCATTACCACATCATCATGATCACCTTCTTCTGCCTGATAAGAATCACGAACCCTAACAAAAGTGTTTAATTCGGAAATCGTGTCAAAATCTTCAATAAGAAGTTTGTCATTTTCTATAAGGGTTTTTAAGTTAGCGCAACCGATCTTTTTAACAGACTTGGTTGTTTTGATACCATAAGACAAAGATCTTTTAAACCCCGATGAAATGCTTTGACCTTTAATATTGTGTTTTTCTAAAGTTAAAACATTTTCGTATTCTAAATCGTAGTGTAAAATATCAACGACTTGTTGTCCCACGTTATTTGTTTCTACGAGAACAAAAGCATTGTTATATTTTCTTGCTGCGTTGTATATTAATGTGGGATAAAATAAGGGTGATATTTCATTGTTTTTATATTTAGCAACTTGTCTATAAGGTATTTCGGTGACATCGAAAACAGAAAAAGCTGAAAAATCTTGACCGACACCCTCCGAGCAGTCTACGGTTATCATGTATAGTCTGTTTTTTTCTGCTTCACGATATATATCCATACCATCAACAGATTTTTTAGGATTCCTGAAAGTCAGTGTTCTAAGTTTCGAACCCGGTATCAATGTTGCGGAAGAACCTAAGAACTCACACTCAAATTCTTGTTCAAACTGTTCCTGACTGGTATTCTTGATAGTTTCGTCTTTCCATGCTTCGTCTCTACCCGGAACCATTGTCCAATGAACTTCGACGGTTTTATACATCGACCTATTCTCTTCAGCATCAACCCACATCTTATAAAAATGATTCAAACCCTTTGGTGTGGACACAATTATAACTTTTGACGTTTTACCAGAAGAGATAACTGGGTATGTAGAAGTAAAAAATTCGTTTGCCATATTCTGTGGTACGAAAGCAAACTCATCGAGAAAAATTAAGTTGTAAGTTCCCCCACGAACCCCCGAAGCTGATGTTGAATAAGCTGCTATCTTAGAACCATTTTCGAGTTCTATGTTTCTTTTGTTCCAAGTAACAATACCTTGCTGTAACCAAATTGGTAAATATTCAAAAGCATATTGAATTCTTCCTAAAATATCTTGCGCCAATATGCCTTTGTTTGCTAAAATAGCTATACTGAAATCTTCTTGAAACAAAACACACCAAAGCATATAACTTGCCGAAGTTATGGTTTTCCCAACCTGTCTCGGCATCTTTGCTATAGAAAATCTATTATTATGAAATGTGTTAACCATTTCCTCTTGGAAATCCCACATTTCAAATGGAATGAGACCTCGGTCAATGTTAACAATTTTTACGTAGGTCTTGATGAAGTATATTGGATCGTCGATACACTTGGCAATTTCTACTAATTGCTCCTCAGTATATGATATTTGTGCGCCAGCTTTTCTTAACTTGATATTTCCTGAGTAATATAAATCATTCATTGTTTGGGTCGTTTTTACCTTTTATTAATTTCACTATTTCGGAAGCCGAACCAACAAAAACCGCTTTATCTATTCTAGTGTTATTATTTTCAACTGCAGATTTTCCATCGAGTTCTTTTTTCTTTTTTCTTATTTCAAGTAAATCTTTATTAAGATCTGCCATCGTCTTTATTAATCCTGTGGCAACTTCATATGCTCTAGGATGTTCAGATTCATCTGCAACTTTTAAAAGATTTTCTATTGCAGAATCACCTTTTTTTAAAAGATCTTTAATGTTATTTCTGGCAAATTCAAAATCTGTTTCCATTTCTGAATTAGTATCTTCAAGTTCATCAACAACAGGAACTATTTCAGTTTTTTCTTTTTTTGTTATAGGTTCAATGTCAAAAATTTCCGACAAGTTCTCATCTAATTTTTTCATAGTAATGTATCAGGATATTCTGTGATAGTATCAATAAACCCATAATCATCATTTGGATTAGCGTCTACAGGATCTGTGGTTGTTACGATTGCAACAGCTTTGATTGGCGATAGATCTACTATATCTATGGTATATCTAGCATTAGAGTAATCACCTACTATTGTTTGATCTTCTTGCAATAAGTCTGACAAGTTTTCCACTATCAATGTACCAGTGGAATTATTACTAAAATAAGTTACTGTTCCAGTAATAGGTCGATTCTCTACACGTATAGTTTCTCCCGTAGTAAAAACCCCATTCCCATTCGCAAAATCAACAAAAACTTTTTGAGAATCTCTTATTCTACTGTCAACATATATGTTAGTATTCGCTTGTGTTATTAATCCATCCGACCTAGCATCTTTTACTGGTGGAAAAATAAAACCTTTAACCGTAAACGATAAATCCCAAATAATTAATCTAGTAGAAACCAAATCACCTTCATAATCAATCTGTGGAGTGACTGTATTTAAAATGATAGGTAAATCATATTTTCTATCCATTTCTTTAACTAAATTTACCGTTACATTGAAATCTGGAGTAAAAAAAGGAAGAATTTGTTCTAGAATTTGAGTTCCGTCTTCGGTGTTTCTCACATAAATGGATAAGGAGAAAGTAAAATTATATGGGATCGGACCATATTGATAATAAAAATTATCTTCAGTGACATTTAAAGTTTTATTCATTGTCATCTGTTTTCTTGATGGATCATATTCAATACCTTCAAGATTAAAACTCATTCTCGGAATTACTGATCCAAAAACTTTTAACAAATCTGGGTCAGAAGATAATCGTGTAACATATTTTTCTTTGGGTCCATATGACAACGGAATCTTAAATCTTTCGTAAGATGTATTACCATCTCTACTGTAACGAACAATCTGTAAATCATTAAAAAGCGTTCCAAAAGCGACAACGATCTTTCTAATTGTTCTGTTGTAAAAATGTCCATTTCCTAACATTATGGTTCTCCAAACGGATTTCTATCAGTAAAATCTATAATGTTTGAAGCTTCCGTTTCTATTTGTAAATTGTTAGCAATGTCTTCAAAAATATTATCGTCAACTTGAGAAAATTCGCTTTCAACAAGCAGTGGTCTAGAAGCATTGCTAGTTGTTCCGATCAAGTTGGCACTACTTTCCCACATACCATTTACTTGAATAACTTCCAAATGTGAATGTGGTTCATAAGAATAAACTATTGCTTTAGCTGTAGCTTCAGTTAAACTGGTTCCTTGATAAACAATTTCATTTGGAATGAATGTTCCCGAACCAGTGTTCGCAACAGACAATCGGGTTCTCTTATAATAATTCAATGCATTCTCGTCAATTTCTGCTATTCCAGTATCAATAATTTCTTCCGAGAAAACATATTTTTTCAATTTCAACGCATAAAGATAAACGTTAGCACCACGACCACGACCTAATGTATAATACATAGCTTGATCATTTTCATGTTCGACAAAAGTAACCTCAAAAAACGAATTTAGCATTGGAATATAAATCAAATCGCCTTCTCTAGCTCGATCAAGAGGAACTGTTGCTTTAAATCTTCTTCTTGAAACCAACATAGTAACTTCATCTCTAATTTCCAAACCAAACTTAGAAATGAAGTCCCCTTCGCCATCCATACCCGAAACGTTTTCTAGATACATTTCTATAGGATAAGCTTGTCTATATTGTTTTAATGTGTCTTCACCATACAGATAATCTTCACCGTCATCATCTCTACTTGATCTAGTCAAATATAAAATATCCATACCATAAATTTGCATAGCTTCAATCGCAAGATCTTCAACTAAAAGTTGTTCACTTGTTACTTGATGATATGGGAAATTATTAAAATAAAAATTTGTTGACATTCTAGCCCATGAAAATTTCGTTCGGAAGAACGTTATATGATTGCATTTCTTCTTCTAGCTTATCTATTTCTGCTTGTGCTTCTGAAGCAATTCGAACACCATCTAATGTCACACCCCCCGGCATTTGAATACCCGCAAACTTACTTAGATTGTTGCCCCACTGCAGTTTTATAAGAGCTGTGGCATATTTTTTAAGGAAACGGTCATTCCACACATCTGTTTGCCCTGATTTAATTATTTGAAGATCAGATTGTGTGCTTGTCATTTCCGGAAAAACGTTCATTACTGTTGGAGACGATATGTCGATAACTCTTCTGGTTTCACCACCTATTGATATTTCGTCGCCGGGAAGCATTTGTTGATCGAATGCGGTTGAAGTACCTATAACAGTGTTCGACCCAGATTCGGTTGATGATTTCCCAGACATTAAAAAGTTATCTGGTTCCAATCTTCTGTATGCATTGATAACTACATATTCGCCGGGTTTTACATCTCTACCCCAATCGATATCTAAAAACAGTTTGTTTTCGTGGCGATTAAATCTAAACATTGGTGTGCCAGAGAACAGAAGATTCAACGTTCTAATGTGTTGCATCGTAATTTCATATGAAACATACGAAACAGACGTGAAATCATACAAATCGTGAAGACGCAACTGATATCTCAAGTCAAACATGTTGACTGAAGAATTGGACTGATCAAAGGGCAACACCCCGGTAACAAACAAAACTGAATCCGGACAATAAATCCAACCACGATCAATATCTGCTTGTTGAATTTGGTGTTTCATATAGATTTGTTGGCAACCATCGAAATGATAGTCGTTCCAATATTCTAATGCCTCGTCAATTCTGTCATCAACTTGGTCATCATCCACGTTAATATGAATAACTGGATGTCCAAGTCTCCTTAAACAATATTCTTTAAATTGGTGTCTGGTAGTAGGATTTGCCATGTGCTTTTACCTATTGTTATTATCTTATTTATATGTTTAATGGACCGGGCAACCTTTCCATACCATCTTCAATTGCTACTAACCACGCAGTGGACACACACACGTTCATTTTTTGTAACCATTCGTTAGGAAACCAAGTTTGTCTGCGATATTCTTGAAATCTTATCTCTTTATTATCAATAAAATCGCCAAGATAACTGTCTGTATAATAAAGAAAACAATTCTCGTTCCAATAACTAACATGAGTTGGATCTTGAAACGCCCCCCTACCATCAGTGCTGGGAACTTCAATAAAAGCCCAACCACCGGGGGCGAGGACACGATGAATCTCTGCCATAATTTTATGTTTATCGTGTAGGTGTTCTAAAATATGACTTGCATTCAGCACACCAACACTATTGTCATTTAAAGGAATTCCCTCATTCAGATCGGCAACATAGTCAGCAGTTTCTCTTAGATCAACTGTCGTGTAACCGGGATACGGATTTAAACCGCCACCAATATCAACTTTAAGTAATCCTTTAATATCAGCATCTCTTTCTGCCAATTTTTGTGCATATTCATTGAATAGTTCTACAGTTTTAATTTGGATTGCTTCATTTCTTTCTAACCAAGTGTTATTACCAGTAATTCTATAAATGTATAATACTTTGGGTATGCGATACATCTTAGTATGAAGGTAAGTTCTAATACATAATTCATGATCATCACAAATAGAAAGTTCTGGATTATGACCACCAATTTCTTTATAAACAGATGTTCTCCAAGACCTGACGTGATCCGGTGCGTACCAAATATACCCTAATGAATGACTTGATGGTTCAAAAGAATTCATTGCAATTAAATCTCGACCTTTCCAGTTGAAATTTGTGTAAGTCCATCCGAATGATTGGTCGTAAGGAACGAACTCACCATTCATATGAAGAACTGCATTATCACTGTAAACAAATCCGACTTCTGGATTTTGATACGCTTTGAATAACTCTTCCAAACAATCTGGCGTTAACATATCATCATGATCACATTCAACAAGAACATCTCCAGTTCCTGAATGAAATGCTTCGTTTTTTATTGCGCCAATATTAGTACTCGTTGTTTGTGCTTGAACAAACTTGACTCTTGAATCTGCAATCAGTTCCAAAGGAATATGGTTTTGTGTAAATTTACCATTAATGAGAATGACCCATTCCCAATTTTGATAAGTCTGTTCCTTTATTGAGTCATAAAGTTCCAATAAAAATGGAATATTTTCTGGACTGTGTTCTGGAGTAATTAAACTAAATTTCATAATCAATCAAAAAAGAATAAGTGTGTTAATCGACCATTTTCAAAACTGTCACCAAAATAAGAACCTGCTGAATGAACACATTGTGCGTCCATGATAACTAATCTATTGTAGAAGTTTCCTGCAGAATCTGCAATGTCCCACTTTGTACTATCATAAAAATTACCATTGAAGTGTTCGTCTACCCCCGAATCATTTTTATGTCTGATTAGATTGTTACCTTTTGCACGATGAAGTCTTGTACCACTTTCAATCGGTGCGTTTGGTGTTAGGTAAATCATTGCTGCCCACTTCTGCTCATCATAGTGCCAAACTTGATTATCAATCGCCATCATAATCTGAAAACAACCATTTACAGTTCCTGTAGGAAATGAAACTATGTTCTGTCCGATGATGTCTTCGAATGCTCCAACGATACCGGGTGGATGATAAGCAGTAACCGAACGATAACCTTTGTACCAGTTCAAGTCTGTTTTATATTGAACTTGCGTTAATGCAAAATTTCTAATAGAATCTGGATCTGAATAGAAATTATCTACTACAAACAATCTCTTCTGCGGTAACTTGTTAATGTAAAATGTTTCAATCATATTTTTCTCATTATCTTTTGTATTTACTACAGCGATTTCATGCAATTGTTGAACGGTGCCAACTGGACTATCGTTGTACATTGATGTGTCAATGAAGTTGCAATACTTAGGGAAAGGATTTGTTCTTTCTGGTTGCATCATCTTTGTTGTGGCTTGCAACATATTTTCATAATCTTTTTCTTGTTGATATAAATTAGCGAGACCAATCAAATGATCATTTCTCTCTGGTGCAAACTTTTCTGCAAGTTTATATGAAACAATTGCTGATTCATACTCTTTCAAGAATGTATACGCTTCTGCAATGAAGATTAAAGACATGTATGCAGTTTCGTCTGTATCAACAATGTTTTTATTACCATACTTGTGATTCAAAAATTCTTGAAAGTAATATATACTTCGTCTTGCATACTCCCTTTGTTGTGAATGTCCTAGAGGAAATGCACTACATGGATAAGCATCAGTGTAACTTTTACCAAGATACCAAAAGTGGTATTCTCTATCCAACATTGATTGTTCACGAATCAACTCTTCTTCCAGTTTCAATGAATCTGAAACAAACTTAGTGGGTACACCCCAACTTTGTCCTTCATTTGTGCCGACTTGTCTGAATGATGGTGGCAAATCAAATCGTTGAAAATTCTGACCAATTTCTGGTATATCGCAGTAGACGGTCTCGTGACAAAGATCGTGATTAAATTTCCAAGGCAGATTTGCATTATACATCCACGCTCTATGATAGATACATGTGCCACTTACTGCTGGTATATGGAATGCTTGAATCGACTTATCATCAAGTAAACTCCAATCAAAATCATCATCAACTTCCAATACTTCATCACAATCCATCTTGAGAATCCAATCACAACCATGATCAGTATTCTGGCAATATTGAATCAGGTGATCACGATTCCAACCAAAACCAACCCATCCTTCTTCTACTTCGTAAATTTCACCAGATAATTTGTTATCGATTAAAAACTGTTTTGCAAGCTCGTCTGTACCATCTGTTGAACCATTGTTCTGCATAACATAATGATCAACATAAGGTAAACACGAATCCAACATTCTTTTTATAACTGATGCCTCATTCTTGAACATCGTTATCATCACAATTTTACACTTTTTTTCACTCATGTTGTTCTCTTCTGGATCAACTCAATTATTTCTGGATTATTTTTTTGTTTTTCTGTTGGACTATACAGCGCACGTTTTCTGTTTTGAATGTTGTCTGGAATGTCGGTTAGATAGTACATCGCAATACTCTTTCTATACATGCCTTCTGGACAATTGATTGGTTCTGGAAACCCGTGCCATGAATTCTGAGATGCATCAAACAAAACTGCACGATTGAAAACACAATCAATTTTTGCCTTTCTTTCTTTTGGTAAATTGGTTTCTTCATCATGCGACCAAAATTCAAGATTACCGCCCCATTCAGGATTCCAATCTTTTGAAAGGTAAATGATAAGATTGTACTTTCTCAATAGATTCAGTTTGGGATGAATCTCGTAATCAAGATGTAGATTTAATTTTCCACCGTTGCCGTGAATGTGCCAACCTGCGCCATGAAGACCTTGATCGCAATACAGATTTTCAGTTTCTGTTATTTTCTTTATAACGTTAACAAAAAAACTCGAATTCAGATAACTGAAAAATTTATAAGATTCTGATGGAAACTCATACCAATTATTGATTGTTTTCTTTACTTCAAGAGGATTTTCATATGAAAACCATTTGTCATAGTCATAAGAAGGAAACTCTTCTGATAACTTTTCTGCAACTTCTTTTTCTAAGAAATTATCAAGTACATAATACTCAAAAGGTTCATTGTATTTTTCCATAATAATAAATCATCTCCACTTGGGTCCTTCAAACCATGCTGCTATACTATATCTAGTTCCCCTCAAAACCGGGTGTGCTTGATGTGTGAAGAATGAAGGAAAAAAGATTGCAGTTCCTTGTTGACGCATTTCATTTTTATCTGGAAATGTTGAAGTGTCTATCAATTCCAGATCACCGCCTTCATAATCATTATGATCAGATAACTGAATGACACATGACAATTTTCTGTGATAGAACGGATCGTTGTTTAACCAGAAAACATCATGGTGTGCTTTGTACTCGCCCTTATATGATGCATCATATTCTGCAATTTGAATGAAGTCTAACTTTGTAACATGAACATTGAAGAAGTCGCTGTTTGCCTGAATACACATTGACCACAAATCATCGAACAAATCTTTAAACATCCAGTCGCCACTATTTACGAATCTGATCTCACTTCTCCTGCTTTCATGACTCGTAGATTCTTCTCCGTTGATGCCAACATATGCATCCTGACTCGGAATCGTTTTTGCTTTTTCTATAATTTCATTACAATAATCTTTACTGAAATATGATTTAAAGTAACACCATTCACCTACCATTTTAACCTCACAATTTAGATTTTATGTACTCTATTTGATCCTTTTGTTCTTTCAATGCTTCAATCAACAATGGTACAACTCTTTCATACATAACTGTTAAATAATTTTCACCCGAAACACTGTGTCCGTGTTTGTTTACATCAAAGGGAGCATTGGAAACAACTTCAGGTAATACTTCTTTCATTTCTTGTGCAATCAACCCAATTTGTTTACCTCTGTCTTCGAAACCAAGGTCTTTCGCCAAGTCACTCTGTTCGTAATAAACTCCTCTAATTCTATCTATGCGTTCTAGTGGACGGTCAACAGAACCTACAATTTCTTTAAGTCGTTCATCTGAATAGAATGATGTGATAGAGTTTGTTGCACGAATAGAACCAGTTGGTCCTGCTGTTGTGTTGACCCCCAGTGCTGCAACTTGAGTTACTACTGGTCCTGCAACACCTTGTCTACCCTGAAAACCATTTCTGCCTGTAGGACCCTGTGCTCCTTGTGCTCCCTGTGCTCCCGCAACACCTTGAAAACCTTGAGGACCTTGGGGACCAGTTACACCTGTTGGACCAGTTGCGCCAGTTGCTCCTTGAGGACCCTGTGCTCCTTGCGCTCCTTGTACACCCTGTCTACCTTGAAAACCTGCGACACCAGTGACTCCTGTTGGTCCTGTTGAGCCTGTTGGACCTTGTGATCCTTGAGGTCCTTGAACTCCTTGAAATCCTGTAAATCCTTGCGCTCCTTGAAATCCTGCTGCGCCAGCGATACCCTGAACACCCTGTGATCCAGTTGCACCTTGAGGTCCTTGAGGACCCTGTGCTCCTTGACGACCTTGGGCACCCTGAACACCGACAACTCCTTGTCTACCTTGAGGACCAGTCGCTCCAGCTGAACCCTGTGTTCCTTGAGGTCCCTGCGCTCCCTGAGCACCTTGTGCTCCTTGTCTTCCTTGAAAACCACTTGAACCAGTAACGCCTTGTCTACCTTGAAATCCCGTTGGTCCAGTAACACCTTGCGCTCCTTGTGGACCTTGTGCTCCTTGTGCTCCCTGCCTGCCCTGAAAACCAGTAGGTCCTGTTGTGCCAACTGCACCCTGTCTACCCTGAGGACCAGAAACACCAGTTACTCCTTGTGGACCTTGAACGCCTTGTGCTCCTTGTCTTCCTTGAAATCCACTAGGACCAGTAACACCTTGTCTACCTTGGAACCCTGTTGGTCCCGTAACACCTTGACGACCTTGAGGTCCTTGTGCTCCCTGTGCTCCTTGTCTTCCTTGAAATCCTGCAGGACCAGTTACACCAACTGAACCTTGCCTACCTGTTGGACCAGATGCACCAGTTGGACCTTGTGGACCTTGAACACCTTGTGCTCCTTGTCTACCTTGAAAACCACTAGGACCAGTTACACCTTGACGACCTTGAAATCCTGCGGGACCAGTAACACCTTGAACGCCTTGAGGTCCCTGTGCTCCCTGTGCTCCTTGTCTACCTTGAAATCCTTGTGGACCTGTTGAACCGTTTGTTCCTTGTGATCCAGAAACTCCGATTACTCCAGTTGGTCCAATTGCACCCTGTGAACCCTGTGCTCCTGTTGCACCCTGTATGCCTTGTGCTCCAGATATACCTTGAGGACCCTGAGCACCAGCGACTCCAGTTCTTCCTGTTGGACCAGTAGGACCTTGTGCTCCTTGTGCTCCTTGAAATCCAGCAAAACCTTGTGCTCCTTGTGGTCCTGTTGCACCTTGTGAACCTTGCACACCAGATGCGCCCGCTAATCCGGTCGGACCTTGAGTTCCTTGTCTGCCCTGTGCTCCAACTACTCCCTGAAAACCACTAGGACCAGTAACACCAACATTGCCTTGAATACCTGCGGGTCCTGTTGCACCAGTTGATCCTTGCACACCTTGACGACCTTGAAAACCTTGAGGTCCTTGTGGTCCTTTGATGTTTTGTGTAGAACCAATCCAAACACCGTTTGCGGCAATGACATCACTGACACCAACGGTCAATCCATTCTTTACGATAAAAATTGAGTTGTTTGCCAAGATTATTTGCCTCTATCTTCTATTTTCTTTAACAATTCTTTAACTTGCACTTGTTGTTCTTTAATTGACTGAACTAACATAGGTATCAGTCTTTCATACTGAACAGTCAAATAATTTTCACCAGATTTACTGTTGCCGTTTTCATCCAAATCAAATGGTGCAATTTTTACGATTTCTGGAGCAAAAGGTTTAATTTGTTGTGCAATCACACCTATTTGTCTGCGATAATCTTTATAACCAAACTTTTCTGCAAATTTATTTTGTGTGTAATAAATTCCAGTGATGTTTGTTATTCTCTCTAAACAATTATCTATTGTCTCAATATTCTTCTTCAGTCTTTCGTCAGAATAAAAAGAGGTAATTGTTGATGATGCACGAATAGAACCTGTTGGTCCTACTGCGGCATTAACACCTAATGCAGAAACGTTTGGTGTTGATGCGGTACTAGTTGCACCCTGTCTTCCTTGAAAACCTTGAGGACCTTGTACACCTTGCGGTCCAGTTGATCCCTGAGGTCCTTGAGGACCTTGTGCTCCTTGACGACCTTGAAATCCGGTTCTTCCTAGAAATCCTTGTGCTCCAGTTACACCTGTCGCACCAGTTGCTCCTGTTGGTGCAGTACCTTGTCTACCCTGTGCTCCTTGAGGTCCTTGTGCTCCCTGTCTACCCTGAAAACCAGATACTCCTGTTAGACCCGTTGCTCCTGTTGCTCCTGCTGAACCTTGTGGTCCTTGAGGTCCTCGTGATCCTTGTGGACCCTGTGCTCCTTGAACGCCTTGAAAACCAGTTGCACCAACAATTCCAGTTACACCTGTTGCACCAACAACTCCTTGTGGTCCTTGGGGTCCTTGAACACCTTGTCTACCTTGTGTGCCCTGTGCTCCAGAGACACCCGCTACTCCTGTTGCACCAGTTGCACCAGTTGCTCCTGTGGGTGCAGTACCTTGTGGACCTTGAGGACCTTGTGCTCCTGCAACTCCCTGTGATCCTTGAGGTCCCTGAGCACCAGAGACTCCCGTTGCGCCTGTTGCACCTGTGGGTGCAGTACCCTGTGGACCTTGAGGACCCTGTGTGCCAGAAACACCCGCACGACCTTGAAAACCTTGATATCCAGAAACACCAGTTGTACCTGTTGCTCCTGTTGGTGCAGTACCTTGTGGACCTTGAGGACCTTGTGCTCCTGCAACTCCTTGAGTTCCTTGTGGACCCTGTGCTCCCGCAACACCCTGAACTCCTTGTGGTCCCGTAGGTGCAGTGCCTTGTGGTCCTTGTGGTCCTTGTGATCCAGCAACACCACTTCTTCCTTGAAAGCCTTGATAACCAGAAACACCAGTTGCACCAGTTGCTCCTGTTGGTGCAGTACCCTGTGGTCCTTGAGGACCTTGTGCTCCAGAAACTCCTTGTGGTCCTTGGGGTCCCTGTGCTCCCGAAACACCAGTTGTTCCAGTTGCGCCAGTCGGTGATGCACCCTGTCTACCTTGCGGTCCTTGTGCTCCAGAGACACCCTGAAATCCAGTGAATCCTTGTGCTCCTTGTCTACCTTGAGGACCCGTTACACCCGTAGGTGATGATCCTTGTCTACCTGCAGGTCCTTGAGTGCCTTGACGACCTTGAAATCCAGAAAATCCTTGGGCACCCTGAAATCCTTGAGGACCAGTTGCACCAGTTGGTGATGTACCTTGTGGACCCTGTGGTCCTCTTGACCCTTGTGCTCCTGCAACTCCTGTTGCTCCTTGAACACCCTGAAATCCAGTTGGACCAGTCACACCAGTTGATCCTTGTGGACCTTGTGCTCCTGCGACTCCCTGTGGTCCCTGAGCACCAGTAACACCTTGAAGACCCTGAGGTCCCTGTGCTCCAACAACTCCTGTTGCACCAGTTAAACCTTGTACACCTTGAGGACCTTGCGCTCCGGGATAGTTGGAAGGTGGTCCTGTCCAAACTCCGTTCGCTGCAATTCTGTCATTAACAGATATCGTCAGTCCATTTTTGATTACAAAGTTTTTATTAGTTGCCATTTAATTTCTCAGAAATTTCTTCTAAATCTCTTTGTTGTTCTTTGATAGTTTCAATAATAAGAGGTATTAACATCTCATATTTAATCGTCAGAAAATTCATACCAGACTTACTATTTTCGTTTGCATCCAAATCAAATGGTGCAGGAAACACCGCTTCAGGAACAACATTCTGAACTTCTTGTGCTAATAGACCAACTTGTTGTGAATAATTTCTGTAACCGTATTTTTCTGCCAATTCGTTTTGTTTATAGAACATACCATTGAGTCTATACAGTTTTTCTCCTGCATTTTTTACATACTCAATATTATCTTTGAGTCTGATATCAGAATAGAACGATGTGATATCACTAGTCGCACGAATGGTTCCTGTGGGACCAGCAGCAGTGCCAACTCCCAGTGCAGATACTGATGTCTGAAGTGTTTGTGTTGCACCTTGTCTACCCTGTGCTCCTTGAGGTCCAACTGCTCCCTGTCTTCCAGAGACACCCGTTATAGATGTTCCAACTCTTCCTTGAAATCCTTGAGGACCCTGAGGACCTTGTGGTCCTTGAGGGCCCTGTGCTCCTTGCCGACCTGTTGCACCAGTGACACCCGCAATACCTTGTCTTCCTTGTGGACCAGTCGCTCCCGTTGATCCTTGAGGTCCTTGGGGTCCTTGTGTTCCTTGTCTACCTTGAAATCCTGTTACTCCTGTCGCACCTTGTGCTCCTTGACGACCCGTTGCACCAGTTGGTGCTGTTCCTTGTCTTCCTTGTGGACCTTGCGATCCTTGACGACCTTGCGCTCCTTGAACACCAACGACACCTTGAAATCCTGTTACACCAATTGCACCCTGAACTCCCTGTGGTCCAGTAGAACCTTGTACACCTTGTCTACCCTGAAAACCTTGACTACCTGTTGCGCCTGTAACTCCCGCAACACCTTGAGGACCAGTACCCCCAGTTGCACCTTGTCTTCCTGTTGCTCCTGTTGGACCAGTTGATCCTTGTCTACCTTGAAATCCTGTTGGTCCTGTTGCACCTGCGATACCTTGAGATCCAGTACCACCAATAGAACCCTGCGATCCCTGTCTTCCTTGAGGTCCTTGTGGACCCTGTGCTCCTTGACGACCTGTTGCACCAGTGACACCTGCAACACCTTGAGATCCAGTGCCTCCAGTTGATCCTTGTCTTCCTGTTGCTCCTGTAGGACCAGTAGAACCTTGTCTGCCAGTGAATCCTGTTGCACCAGTGACACCTGCAACACCTTGCGGTCCTGTACCACCAATTGAACCTTGTGCTCCTTGAACTCCTTGTGGTCCTTGAGGTCCTTGTGATCCTTGTGATCCAGTTGCACCAGTGACACCTGCAACACCTTGAGATCCAGTGCCTCCAGTTGATCCTTGTCTTCCTGTTGCACCTGTTGATCCAGTGGAACCTTGTCTTCCTTGAAACCCTTGTGGACCTGTTGCACCGACTAAACCCTGTACGCCCTGTGGACCAGTTGCTCCTTGTACACCTTGAAGTCCTTGGGGTCCTCTTGATCCCTGTGGTCCTTGTGCTCCTGCTACACCTTGCGCTCCCGGTGTTCCTTGCCTTCCTTGTGGACCAGTTGCTCCTTGTCTACCTTGAGGTCCTTGAGGTCCAACTGTTCCTTGCGGACCTTGTGCTCCAGAAACTCCAGTTTCTCCAGTATCACCTTGTGTTCCAGATACTCCGGTAGGACCAGTTGAACCTTGACGACCTTGTGCTCCTGCGGGTCCTTGAGGTCCCTGTGCTCCAGAAACTCCAGACACACCAGTGGCACCAGTTGCACCCTGTACACCAGTTGATCCTGTTGAACCTTGAATACCCTGTGGACCTGTTGCACCAGTTGGTCCTTGAGCACCTTGAATACCTTGACGACCAGATGCACCCTGAAAACCAACATCTCCTGTGATGTTAGTACCGGGTCCAATCCAGTTTCCAGAACTGTCTATGACATCTGTTGTGCCAACTCGTACTCCGTTGCGGACTACGAAAGTCTTATCTGCTGCCAAGGTTCACTATCCCCTTAATTGATTTTATACTTCTATTGTTGTTCTTGTTAGTTTTACTGTTGTTGTCGCATTAGTTGGTGTGAACAATAAACTTAAAGTACCTGTTGTTATAGACGCATCAAATGTACCTAAAGATGCTCCAGTTCTAATTTCTCCATACTGAACTAAGTTAACTGTTGATCCATCGTGCAACAAACTCAACTCAATCACATGATACGCTGATCCACTTGTCATCTGGACATAATACTTAGCAGACCTATAAGCTGTTGATGAAAACTCATCCACAGAAACTTGAGAAGTGGAAGATGTTGTGAACGTATTTGTTGTTATCTGTGACTGTTCTAATGTGATAACATTGACACCAAGAGTTGTAACTCCTGTCAATGAACCAGTCATTACATCACCAGACTTGCTTACTTTTGTGTTTGCTAAACTTGCAGCACTATTTGCAATTGAAAATGCTGCGTTCGCATGATCAATTGGATCATAACCACGAACTTGAACAACATCGGTGATAAGATTTGCAGTTAAATTTGCAACTCTAAATGACGCATCGTTTATGTCTAGTATGTTGGAGTCTAGAAAACTCGGTTCATAATTATTAAAAACATAAAATGTATTTGTTGCGGCATGAGAAATAACACCAAGATGTTTGTCTGTGCCATTATCTCTATATGTTCCTGACCAACCAATATCAATTGTATTTGATGTATTATTATTTGCCAACAACACGATTGGATCATCAATAATTAAATCGTCCGAACCATGCGAAACCACATTACCTGTAATATTCAAGTTACCAGTAATAGTAACGTCACCATCAATTGTTCCACCTGTTGATGCATATCTGGTATTTGCGAATGCGTATGCTGAGTTAGCATATGAACCTGCAGATACTGCTTTCTGGTCAGCAGTTGCGGCATTAGTGGTCGCTGTGTTCGCTTGATTATATGCTGAGTTAGCATATGAACCTGCAGATACTGCTTTTTGGTCAGCAGTTGCGGCATTAGTTGTGGCAGTGTTTGCTTGATTGTAAGCGGAAGTCGCATGTGTTTGAACACTATTCGCACGAACAAATGCTGAGTTAGCATATGAACCTGCAGATACTGCTTTCTGATCAGCAGTTGCGGCATTTGTAGTTGATGTGTTTGCCTGATCATAAGCAGATTGTGCAGTTGTCGTTGCAGTATTTGCTTGAGTGTATGCCGCATTAGCATAAACACCAGTCGTAGTTGCACTTGCACTAACGATGTTAGCGAAAGATGCATTAGCGAAAGATGTTGAATCTAATCCATCCAACAGATCAGAGTTCAGATTCGCAACTAAAGTATTATTGGCAACAATAAAAGGAGCATCCGCAACAGTTATAATCAACTGTCCGGTCATCGTGTCACCAGATTTACTTACTTTTGAGTTCGCTGTTGCAAATGCACTATTGGCATAAACTCCAGCACTAACTGCTTTTTGGTCAGCAGTTGCGGCATTTGTTGTCGCAGTATTTGCTTGAGTGTATGCCGCATTAGCGTAAACACCAGAAGTGACTGCACGTTGATTTGCTGTGTTTGCAACAGAAAATGATGAGTTGGCATATGATCCAGCAGACACTGCTTTCTGATCTGCAATAGAAGCATTGGTAGTTGCAGTATTCGCTTGAGTGTATGCGGCATTAGCATAAACACCAGATGTTACCGCTTTCTGATCTGCTGTTGCGGCATTTGTAGTTGATGTGTTTGCCTGATCATAAGCAGAGTCAGCATGTGTTTGTGCATTTAAGGCATTTGTTGTTGCTGTATTTGCCTGATTAAATGCTGAGTTTGCATACGAACCCGCAATAACCGCTTTCAAATCTGCTGTTGCTGCATCAGTAGTAGCAGTGTTTGATTGGATAAATGCTGAATTTGCATAAGAACCAGATGTTACTGCTTTCTGGTCTGCCGTGTTTGCAGCAGTAAAAGCACTATTAGCGTAATCACCGGATGTTACTGCTCGTTGATCAGCAACTGCGGCATCAGTCGTTGCGGTATTTGCCTGATCAAATGCGGCATTAGCATACACACCAGTAGTTAAAGATTGTGTGTTGACTGTGTTCGCAAAATCTGCGTTAGCAAATGCAGTTGAATCTAAACCATCCAACAAGTCTGCATTTAGATTTGCAACTAATGTGGTATTTGCGACAATGAATGGTGCATCTTCAACAGTTATAATTAACTGTCCGGTCATTGTATCACCAGACTTACTTACTTTAGAGTTGGCAGTTAAGAAAGCACTGTTCGCATAAGAACCTGCAGAGACTGCCTTTTGATCTGCAATAGAGGCATTTGTGATTGCAGTATTGGCAGTATTGAAAGAACTGTTTGCGTATGAACCAGCAGAGACTGCTTTTTGATCTGCTGTTGCCGCATTTGTAGTCGCAGTATTTGCCTGATTGTATGCTGAGTCAGCATGTGATTGTGCTATTGATGCATTCGTGGTTGCAGTGTTCGCTTGTGTGTAAGCACTATTCGCATAATCACCAGATGTTACAGCACGTTGATCAGCAGTTGCCGCATTAGTAGTTGCTGTGTTTGCTTGATCGTATGCAGAGTCAGCGTGTGATTGAACAGTTGCGGCATTAGTTGTTGCAGTATTTGCTTGTGTGTATGCTGAGTTCGCATAGTCACCAGAAGTTACAGCACGTTGATCAGCAATAGAGGCGTTCGTGATTGCAGTATTCGCAGTATCAAACGCACTGTTAGCAAACGATCCAGCAGATACTGCCTTTTGATCAGCAGTTGCGGCATTTGTTGTCGCAGTGTTCGCTTGATTGTACGCAGAAATTGAATGTACATTTGCAGTATTTGCCAATGCAAATGCACTATTAGCATAATCACCAGATGTTACTGCTCTCTGATCTGCTTGTGCCGCATTAGTTGTTGCAGTATTTGCTTGAGTGTACGCAGAGTTCGCATAAGAACCAGCAGAAAGTGCGTATTGGGTACCAGTATTTGCTTGTAAATAAGCAGAGTTCGCATATGATCCAGCAGACAATGCATATTGAGTTCCGGTGTTTGCTTGAGTATATGCTGAATTTGCGTATGAACCCGCACTTACTGCTTTCTGATCAGCAACATTTGCGGCACCAAAAGAAGAATTTGCGTATGATGCAATAGTGTTTGTTGTTTCACTTGTGAATTGACCATTAACATACATTCCACTTTTGTCAATTGAAGAAACAACATTTTCTGTATATTCACCACCAACAATAAACTTTATTTCCGTATCATATGAGGATGTGATTGTACCGATTACAAGATTACCACCGGGTTGACCGATATTGCTTCCTTTAGCGATCAAGTATGAATCTAGTGGATAATGTACTGGTGCGCCAGAATAACTATAACCTGATCCTTTGATACCCATATCAACATAGAATGTATCATCATCACCAACATCAGCAGTAACAACGTAGTCTGCCGAACCGTTTGGATTAATGTTTTGTTGATTGACTTGAGTGTATGTCTCAGAGTTACTTGTAAACTGAGCAATAATGTTTGGAAGTAATGTTGCTTGAGAAGTTGCAATACCCGCAAAAAGTTCCGTTTCAACTTCTACATAGGTTGCAGTGAGATTACCATTAATAAAGTAATCACCAGTCATTGTATCACCAGAGTCACTTACTCTAGTGTTTGCGAAATCGTATGCTGAGTTGGCGTGTAAATAAGATGAATTTGCGTGATCGTAAGCAGAGTTTGCGTAGTTACCTACAATGTCTGCGCTACTGAACTGTCTGGTGCCGTCAGGAAATTCAATGAATGTGTTTGCAACAAAACCCTGTGATGTGACAACACCAGAAGTCTTTAAGTTACCTGTTGCAGAAAGTCTTGCAATCTCAGTGTTTGCGCCATACCACTTAAAACCTTGACCTTCAAGATTGGTATCAACCGCATTCCAGATAGCACTCGTTTCAACACCAATAGAATAATTTACTTTTGAAGGCGAATTAAAATCGTAAAGACGAATTCTTTCACCAGTATAATTACCCGGTTCTGGTTTCGCTAATGCTAACTTAGAAGAAATGAATGTGTTGGAAGTCGTGTCACCATCAATCTGAGCATCACTGTCAACATTCAAAAGTGTAACAGTTAATGCTTCTGTTAATTGATTGTAAGTGAATCCTGAAGATGATCCGAAAGAACCACTGTCATTAAACTGAACTTCACCGTTTAATCCAGCAGGTTCTGTGATAACATCAAACAAAACAGCAGTGTTTGAAGAGTCACCATAAAAAAGTTTCCCGTCAGCATAGTTAATTGCTAATTCACCAGACTGAAGGGAACTTGGTACGTTTCCGGAAACACCAGAACTTTTGAGTGTAATTATTGTGTTTGCCATCTATTGTTTCTTAGAAAGTGCCACCAGAACTAAC